TCAAGTGCCGCTCGGCCGGGGCGTGGATACGTGACGTGTTGTTGGGGCAGGGCTCGGAGAAGCCATGGACCATTCGTCCTACCAAGGTGCCGTCGCTGCCGCCCGAGATCTCCGAGATGATCGTTGCGCAGGCGGCGCAGCCCATACAGCAGGCCATGCTGAGCGGGCAGCCGGTGACGGACGAGGAGATCATGGCGCTCATGGGGCCCATGCGTGACAGGGCCATGGAGCAGGTGCGTGAGCAGGCGCGGCAGCGGGCGCAGCGCATGGAGGACAAAATGGAGGACCAGCTGTCGGAAGGCGGCTGGCTCGATGCGCTCGATGCGTTTATCGATGACATCACGACGTTCCCGAGTGCGGTCCTCAAGGGGCCCATCGTCCGCAAGAAGCCTGCGCTGAAGTGGGTGCAGGGGTTGGACGGCGGCTACGAGCCCAAAGTCGAGGACACGTTGAAGCTCGAGTGGGAGCGGGTCGATCCGTTCATGATCTACCCCTCCCCGTCTGCGACGACGGTCGATGATGGGTACCTCATCGAGAAGCACCGCATGGAGCGGCAGGATCTCGAGGATCTGATCGGTGTTGAGGGTTACAGCGAGAAGGAGATTCGGGCGGCGCTCGAGGATTACGGCCGTGGGGGGCTGCGCGAGTGGCTCACTAACGACGTGGCGCAGGCCTCGGCACAAGGGAAATCCACCACCTCGGTGGGTCTGAACCCAGACGGGTTAATCGATGCGCTGGAGTATTGGGGGTCGGTGCAGGGCCAGAAGCTCCTCGACTGGGGCATGTCCGAGAAAGAAATCTCTGAGCCCACCAAAGAGTACCCGGTGAACATCTGGGTGGTCGGCACGCACGTCATCAAGGCGGTGTTGAACTACGACCCGCTGCGCCGGAAGCCGTACTACAAGGCCTCCTACGAGGAGATACCGGGCGCGTGGTGGGGCAACTCGGTTGCGGACCTCGTGCGTGACGCACAGACCGTTTGTAACGCCGCTGCGCGGGCCATGGTGAACAACATGGGCATCGCCAGCGGGCCGCAGGTGGTGGTGAACGTGGACCGGCTGCCGCCCGGTGAAGACATCACGCAGATGACGCCGTGGAAGATCTGGCAGGTGACCAGTGATCCCATGAATGCGGCTACGCCGCCCGTGATCTTCAACCAGCCCGACAGCCGGGTTGCAGAGCTCGCGGGCATATTCGAGAAGTTCTCGACCATGGCGGACGAGTATTCGGGCATCCCGCGCTACATGGCAGGGGATGCGTCGGGTAACGCCGGTCGTACGGCCTCGGGCCTATCCATGTTGATGGGTAACGCCGGGAAGTCCATCAAGCAGGTCATCTCCAACATCGACGTGAGCGTGCTGTCGCCGCTGCTCGAGCGGCTGTACTACTACAACATGCGCTACTCGGAAGACCCGGAGTTGAAGGGCGACATCAACGTGGTGGCGCGTGGGGCCAACAGTTTGATTGCCAAAGACGCGGCGCAGATTCGCAGAAACGAGTTTCTGGCAACGACGGCCAACCCCATCGACATGCAGATCGTCGGGCTGGCAGGCCGTGCGGCCATACTGCGTGAGAACGTCAAGTCTCTTGACATGGACCCGGACAAGATCGTCCCGCCGCCCGAGGTCATCGCTGCCCGCCAGCAGGCTGCAGAGCAGGCCCAGCAGATGATGATGGCGCAGGCTCAGGGCCAGCCCGGAGTGCCGGGTCCGCCCGGTCAGCCGGGGACACCGGGGCAGTCGTCCGTGGGTAGCCTGCCGACGACGATGAACCGGCAGACGCTCGAGAACGGCGCACCTATAACTGACAACTTCTCACCTAGTTGACAGTTAGCTTCTTGCGGCGTAGTGTTAGCACATATGCTACGAAGACCGGCTATTCAAGAGCTTAGAGCCGCCCAACGACTGGCGGTTATGGCTGAGTGGAAGGAGCTTCAAGGCATGGTGGATGAAGAGCTGCAGGAGATCTATCTGCGGATGACAGACACCCACAACGTCGTGGTACTGCATCAGCTGCAGGGTCGAGCGCAGGCTCTGAAGGACTTCAAGACGGTCGTGAGCAACGCTCAGGACTACTTGGAGCGGATGTCGAAGTAGAACGACCCTCGGGTGGCGCTCGAGGCTTGAGATTCAGCCAGCCCGGCTGAAGTCGTTTCAACCTAGCAGACCGCAATCAACGGGTGCAGACCGTCCCGGAGCACCCACGAAACCGGAGCGAGGAACGGATGATGAGCAATTTACCGAAGCAGGTTCAGCTGCAGGCTGAAGAAGTTGCCGAACTCGACAAGATGTTTGAGCAACCAAATGAAGCCGAACAGCCGACAGCGGAGGTGGTTCAGGAGCCAGTTGAGCGCCCGAGCCAGCCGCCGAAGAAGACGGACGACGACACGTGGCAACAGCGTTATCAGACCCTTCAGGGGATGTACAACGCCGACGTTCCCCGCCTGAACACTCAGGTGAAGGAGCTCCAGCAGCAGTTGAAAGATGCTCTGGCTGCCATCGAAACGGTCAAGAAGTCCTCGCAGGTGGAGGCCCCGGCCGAGCGATTGGTCACTGAAAAGGATGTTGAGGCTTACGGAGGTGAGCTGATCGATCTGGTGAAGCGTCAGGCGTCTGAAGTATTTCAGGCAGAGCGGGCGCAGTTACAGAGAGATCTTCTCAGCCTTCAGGCGGAAAACGCTGACCTTCGCCAGCAGTTGGGCGGGGTTGCCGAGAAGCAGGGCATGAATGATCGGCGTGCGTACTTCATGGAGCTTGCTAAAGAAGTTCCAGATTACGAAACGCTGAACACGGACCCGGATTTTCTGGCGTGGCTAGCCGAGATCGACCCGCTGAGCGGGGTGAGTCGGCAGTCGTACCTGAACGTCGCGTTCGAGCATTTCGATGTCAAGCGGACGGCCAACCTGTTCAACGCGTGGAAAAGGGAGGCGGGCAAGCCTGAGCAGCCCCGCAAGACGGCGGCGCGTGAGCTCGAGCGTCAAGTTGCACCGGGTACGTCGCGTGGAGCAAGTGCTGCTCCCGTGAGCGCGGGCGACAAGATCTGGTCGATGCAAGAGATCGAGCGGTTCTATGTCGAGGCGTCCAAGGGTAAGTATGCCCGCGACGACGTGGCACGGATCGAAGCTGAAATCGACGCAGCCGTAGCTGCAGGACGTGTACGTCAGTAGACCTCCTCTGCCATGGCTGATTAACCCCCTGAAGTAAGGAGTTTGCTGCCATGGCAATTGCAACTACTGGTTCGTTTACGACCACCCCGACGATGTCGGGAAGTTTCATTCCGCAGATCTGGTCCGGGAAGCTCAACGTCAAGTTCTACGCCACGACCGTGTTTGGTGAAATCGCCAACACGAACTACGAGGGCGACATCAAGAACCTTGGCGACACGGTGATCATCAACAACATCCCTGATGTCACCATCAACGACTACACCATCGGCTCCAACCTGACCTATCAGGTTCCCGCGCCGAACAAGATCCAGCTCGACATCAGCAAGGCGAAGTATTTCGGGGTCAACATCTCCGACGTTATCGCCTATCAGTCGCAGCCGAAGCTGATGGACATGTTCACCAGCGATGCGGCCAAGCAGATGGCAATTGCTATCGACACCGACATCCTCAAGATGTCTGTCGATACGGTCTACGGCTGGTCCAAGTCGGACGCTCCGGCGGCAACCGGTGCCAGCATCAACGCTGGCACGCTGGCCGGTCGTCGGTCGGCATCGTTCAACCTCGGCGGCGCAGGCGGCACGTACAACGCGTCCACCAACCCGTTCGGCGGCGCTCCGCTGTCGCTCTCGACCTCGAACGTGCTGAACACCATCACCGCAATGGCGTCGGTTCTCGATGAGCAGAACGTGCCCGACACGAATCGCTTCCTCGTGATCTCGCCCCAAGTGCGCAACCTGCTGATGAACTCCAACTTCCAGCAGGCGTACCTGACCGGTGACTCGCAGTCGATCCTCCGCAACGGCAAGATCGGCACCATCGACCGCTTCACGGTCTATGTGTCGAACCTCCTGCCGACTGCTCTGGCCGGGCAGAACTTCGACGGCACCACCACCGGCACCGGCATCTCGGCCAACGCCGTTGCACGTAAGTGCATGGTTGCTGGCGCAACCTCGGCAATCACCTTCGCCAGCCAGATCGCGAAGGTCGAGGCGATGCCCAACCCGAACGACTTCGGTCAGCTCGTCCGTGGCCTGAACATCTACGGCTACAAGACGATCAAGCCTGAGTCCATGGTGATTGCTCAGTACACCTGATAGCGGGTCGGTGTTGTGAGCACCCGGCTGTGACTATCCCTCCTAGTCACGGCCGGGTTTTTTCGGGAGTTATTTGGTGTCGGTAGTTGCGTCGAGCATCATCAACCGCGTGCGAACCCAGTTGGTCGATAATGGCTCGACCTTGCGCTGGACGGACTCGGAGCTCTTGAGTTGGCTGTCCGACGGCCAACGTCATTTGGTGTCGCTCGTCCCTCACGCAGCCCCGCGTACCGCGAATCTTGCGCTGGTTTCCGGCGCACGCCAGACCATCCCTTCGGACGGCTGGCGATTGATTACTGTCTACCGTAACACCGACGTCAGCGGAGGACCGGGGCCGTCTACCCTTGAGGTGCCTCGGTCGCTACTCGACATTCAGTACGCGTCGTGGCCTGCCTCCGGCGGCGCTGCAACGGTTACCCACTGGTGCTACGACGAGCGTGACCCTGCGATTTTCTGGGTGTATCCGCTCAACACTGGTGCAGGGTACGTGCAGATCAACTACTCGTTCATGCCAACGGATGTGTCGTCTACGTCCAGCCAGTTGTCTGTGCGTGACATCTTCCAGTCGGCGTTGTTCGACTACGTGATGTTCCGCGCCCACTCCAAGGACAGCGACTACGCGGCAGGGCAACAGCTCAGCGCAGCGTATTTCTCGTCCTATCAGGCTCACCTCGCCGCGTTCTTGCCGAGGGCTGGCTGATGGCAACACTCACAGTAGGCTCAGTTGTTGATCGAGTCGCTCGACTGCTTTACGACCAGACCAACATCAAGTGGTCGCGGTCCGAGCTGCTGGAACACATTAACGCAGCGCAGCGCGTGGTGGCGCTTGCATCGCCCACCACCGGATCGACGATCTCCGTGGTTCAGCTTGTCGCTGGATCGCGGCAGGTCATCCCGGTCAACGGTTGGCTGTTGCTCGACGTGATTCGGAACATGGGTGTTGACGGTGCCACGCCGGGTCGCGCTGTTCGTGTGATCTCGCGCCGGTTGCTTGAGTCGTACAACCCGAACTGGCAGTTAACCACTCCCACCTCGATCACGCAGAGCTACTGGTTCGACCCACAGGACCAGACCGGGTACTTCGTGTACCCGCCGTCGAACGGTACAGGCTACCTCGAGATCAACTACTCGAGCGCCCCTGACACACTTACGTCTGAGTCGCAGACGATGACGCTGCCTGACGTGGCTGATGCCGCCGTCATCAACTTCGTTTGCTTCCGGGCACTCAGCAAAGTGTCCGAATTCGGCAATCCGCAGCTCGCTACAGCCTACTTGGAAGCCTTCAACCAGTTGATGGGTGCGAAATACTCGGCCGAGCAGGCGAACAACCCGAACCTTGGCCTCATGCCGTTCAGCCCGGATGTCCGTGGAGGCACTTCGTGAACGTATCGTACGAAGTCTTCTACCCCGAGATCCTGCCGTACTTCCCGGGCATCCCGGAACCGGTCGCTTTCAACGCTGTGCGCAACGCGTGCATCGAGTTTTGCGACCGCACGGACTGGTTGATGTACACGCCGATCTTGCAAGACGTCATCGACGGCCAGAGCGAGTACGACATGACGCTGGATACGCCCACCGACACCACGGTGGCGCGGGTCCAGTCGGCTTGGTACACGGATTTGCCGCTGCTAGCCCGTGGTGACGACGATTTGCGCCGGATTTACAACCTGAATTGGCGCGATCAGACCGGACGGCCGGTGTACTACACGCAGTACGACCCCGAAACGCTGATTTTGTGCCCTACGCCGGACCAAACGGTGCCGCAGAGCCTTGCTGTGACGCTGATTATCCGGCCACTGCGCGATTCCACGACCGTTGACTCGAGTTTGCACGAGCGATGGGTCGAAGTGATTGCTGCAGGAGCGCGTTCGCGCCTCCATGAGGCGGCTGGACACGCGTATGAAAACCCACAGATGGCAGACAAGTTCCGCGCACTGTTCACACTTGGTATCAACAAAGCCATTTCGGAACGTACGCGGGGTCTGTCCCGTTCAACGATGCGGGTTCGCCCGCCACGGCTGGTCTAATGAGCGTCATCAAGCTAGTCCAAGGCGACAACAGGCCATACATCCGCATGACGCTCACCAATGCGGACGGCACGGTGGTCGATGTTAGTAGCCCATCTACGACTATCAATCTGCTGTTTCGTGCTGCAGGTACCACGAGTGTGCTGTCAACTATTCCCTGCACCAAGCCGAACGGCGGCGCAGATGGGGTTGTACAGTTCAACTTCCCGAGCACGACGCTCAACGTAGCGCCGGGCTCATATGAAGGGGAGATAGAGATCACTTTCGGCACGGAAGTGCAGACGGTGTTCGACACGTTGAAGTTCTACGTCAGGCAACAATTTTAGGAGCCACAATGGAAACTCTGAACACTTCCGCCGCCAGTCGAGCCGGTATCGCTCGCAACCACGCGTCCTCAGAGATCATTCAGGTCAATGGTCGCTACGATGTCGTTTGCGTTGGCGCGGACGGCAAAATCAAGTGGCAGGACGACATCAAGAACCTCGTCGTGACGGTCGGCAAGAACGACCTGCTCGACAAGTACCTCGCTGGTTCGGCCTACACGGCTGCGTGGTACATGGGGCTGGTAGACAATACCAGCTTCTCGGCGTACGCCGCAGGCGACACGCTTGCTTCGCACGCGGGCTGGCTCGAGATCGTCACCGGGTACAACTTCTCGGGTAGCTCGACCAACCGCGCCACCGTGGCATGGAACGCGGCCTCCGCAGGCTCCAAGGCCTCGACCGCTACTGCGTTCACCATCACTGGCTCGAACACGGTTCTCGGGTGCCTCCTGACCACCACGCAGGCGCGTAACACTACCTCCAACGGTGGTGCAGGCATTCTGCTGTCGGCTGGTTCGTTCTCGGGTGGTTCGCGTGCAGTCGTCAACGGCGACACGCTCAACGTCACCTACACCCTGACGGTTTAAGGAGTAGCCATGAGCATCGCAGTCGGCACTGAAGTGATGATCAAGTACACAACCCTCAGTGGCACGACCACTGGGGCAGCAGTTAACGAGAACGGCGCGTACCTCGTGAGAGTCGAGTACCTCGACAACGAAGGTGTGCAGCAAGAGCGTTACTTCGAGGAAGTCGAACTCGAAGTTGTGTGACGACCTCTGATCGGTCGGTGACGTCCGCAGTCAGTTAGTCCCGACCGTTGGACGTCTGGTTAGAGGACGTCCATGAACACTGCGGGTTCCTGTATCCGGGCTTTCAGTATTCCGCCACCTTACGGTGGCGGGGCTGATCGCTTGCTGTCGTTGCGAAGGTAAGCGATGGCACTTGGCACACCCGTCATAGGTACCGTCGGCTACTCAGCCGCATCAGGTACCACCGTTGCACCAACTTATCCGACGGGGGTTGTCGCCTCCGATCAGATCGTCCTGTTTGTTGGGCAAAAGCCAGCCACCGCCAACGGCGGAACCGTCACCACACCAACGGGCTGGACACTTCAGGGTTCGCTGACCGCCGCTGGTGGCTACGGCACAACACTTGGTGCCGATACCGGCAACACTAACCTTTTCGTCTACACGAAAGACGCTGTTGCGGGCACTGAAACCGGCACGCTTACCGTCACAGTTGGTGACAACAACGTCTGCTGGGCGGCGTTGATTCGGGTTCCGACTGGCAACGGAATTAACAACAAGCTCGTCACCACGGCGCAGCAGTCCACCACGCCGGGCACAACGATTTCCCTGACGCTTTCTGCCAACCCGCCCTTGGAGGTGTTTGATTTATCGCTGTGGGCAATGTGCGTCCCAACGGATGTCGGCGCGGGCGCGAGCTTCTCCGCGCCCACTTTGTCGGGAACAGGTGCGACGTTTGCTGCAGGTGTTGAGCTTGCTGAGCCGTTTAACGGTAATGGCAATGACATTGGCGGCTACATCGCGTACTCGCGGAGTACCGGCGGCTCGACGACTGTTGCTCCAACGGTCACGGTCACAGCGGCAGGCACTCTTACTGACTTGCGTGGCCCAGTTGTCCTTCTTCGGATTCGTGAGCGATACACCCGAAACCACACCGAGACTGGTGCCGCAAGTGATGCGGCTGCCACGCTGTTTTCTCCGCAGGCTGGCGTTGGTCTGATCAATACCGATCCGCTCAACCTCTTCGTTCTGAATGGAAACCGGACATTCAGTTCGACACGTACCGAAACCAGCGCCACTGCTGATTCGACTACCGGTGTTTGCATATTTCCACGGTCTGTTGCCGAAACACTTGCGGCGACCGACTCAATAGCAGTTGGATCGCTGATTGCGGTCGCAGTCTCTGAGTCAGCAGCCCCAACAGACTCAACTACGTCTGTACGCACATTTGCCAGCTCCGCGACGGAGACGGGCGCAGCGTCCGAAGCCAGCTCCAACACCCTGACCCGCGCTGGCGCGGCGTCCGAAACGGTTGCCACCGCAGATTCTTCAACGACGTCGATGGTGCGTCCGGCCACCATCGCGGAGTCGGGCGCGTCAGTTGACGCTGCTAGCGCCACGTATTTGAGATTTGGAGCCCTGACTGAGTCAGCAGCCCCAACAGACTCCGTTACGTCTGTATTGGGACGCACCAGCACAATTACAGAGTCTCTTGCAGGTAGTGACAGTGCGGACGCTCCGCGTGTGCGTACTGCCAGCGTTGCGGAATCTGAAGCCACCTCAGATTCTGCCACGGGGGCGCTTACGCGGGCTGGTGCTGCTGTCGAAGCGTTGGCTGTCGCAGACTTAACGCAGACCCTGTTTTCACCTCGTGGCGCAAACGGGCTGATCAACACTGATCCGCTCAACCTGTATGTCCTCAACGGGAACGCAGCGGTAATCGTCGTCAACGAGATTGCGTCGGCTGCACAAACATCTTCTGTAGTAGCCGTGCGCCTCGGCAACATTGCCGAGACTGGCTCACTGGCTGACAGCAGTGTCGGGTCGCGTGTCTACTCAGCGAGTGTCTCTGAATCTGGCTCAGCCGCTGACGCAGCGACGGCCACACCCACACTGGCACGGACTGCCGCCGAGACCCTAAGCAGTGTTGACTCGTCCAGCACCGCCATGGCTCGCGCTGGCGCGGCAAGTGAGTCTGGGTCGGCAGCGGACTCAAGCACCGGTAACTTGGTTTGTTCGTCTGCCGCCGCTAACTCGCTTGCGGCTACCGATACCACGCAGACCCTGTTCTCGCCCCGTGGCGCGAACGGGCTGATCAACACGGACGTCCTGAATCTGTTCCCGCTGAATGGGAACAGCAGCATCTACATCGTTGGCGAGAATCTTGTAGCGGCGGACACCTCGGTCAGTGCGACAGGGAATGCTGCTATTGCGGTCGATACGCTAAGTGCATCTGACGCAGCCACTGTAAGCCGTATCACCTCTTCCGCAGCGGCAGAGACGCTGACTGCTAGCGATGCGCCCGTGGCGCTGTTCTCGCCACGGGCGGGCACGGGATTGATCGATACCGATGTCCTAAACCTACTGCCACTCAACGGCGCTGGTACGGGGGTATTCCGGTACGAGTCCGTCACTGCGGCGGACTCTGCCACCAGCCTGATCCTGAACGTAGCCACGGTTGCCGACACGCTATCAGCGGCGGACTCGGCCACCGGGACGATGCCGCTGACTGTAGCAGCGGCAGAGACGCTGACTGCTAGCGATGCGCCCGTGGCGCTGTTCTCGCCACGGGCGGGCACGGGATTGATCGATACCGATGTCCTAAACCTACTGCCACTCAACGGCGCTGGTACGGGCACGTTTGTTACAGAGGTTCTCTCTGCCACTGATACAGCCACCCGGTTTGGCGTTCAGAACGTCGCGGTAATCGAGGCGGCAAGCGCAGACGATTCCGTCAGTCTGCTCTACTCGCCAGCCAATATCAGCGGGCTGATCAACAGCGACGTCCTAAACCTGTTACCGCTGAATGGTAGTGGCCCGGGCGAGTTCGTCTATGAGACTCTCACGGCCAGCGATGCCGCGACAAAGTCCGGCGTTCAGCTCGCGAGCGTCTCGGAGACGGTTGTCGCTGCAGACAGTTCGGCGTACTCCGGCGTTCAACTCGCGTCTCGTACAGAGCCGCTGACGGCGATTGATAGCGCGACATCTGCGTTTCCACCGCCCATTTTCAACGGCCTCATTGCCACAGATCCGTTGAACCTGTTCCCGTTGAACGGGAGCGGAACAGGTGTAAGTGTTGATGAGACGCTCTCGGCTGCAGATCAGGTTGCAGCCATTGGATCGTCGTCGGTCGCAGTCGTTGAACCCCCGCAATCCAACCGTGGTCTGGTTGGAACGGATGTTCTCAACCGACTTGCGCTCAACACCTCAGACGATGCCTTTGAGCAAGACGGCATCCGCGATACCGTCGCTGGCGGTTTCGTGCTGGCCGCTTCGACACAAGAGTCGATCACGCTGGCAGACGCCGCCATCGTTGCGCCGGTTTCGCCTCACGGGTTGATCAATACCGATCCGTTGAACCTGTTCCCGCTAAACGGCAGCGGAACCCAGTTCTTCCGCCGGGAGACGTTGTCCGCGTCGGACTCCGCGACATCCACTGGCTCATTCTCGCTCTCCGTCGTTGAGCCCCAACGCTCGGGCTTTGGACTGCTCAATACGGACCCGTTGAACCGGCTAGCCCTCAACCGGACGACTGACGTTTACGCTATCGGTCTGACCGATACAGTCGTTGGCGGGTTCATATTCGCGGCTAGCGCCGCTGACACTCTCAACATAGTGGATGCGGTCGCTGAGATCGCTCGCCCATCGACAGGACTGATCAACACTGACGTCCTGAACCTGCTGCCGCTGAACGGCGCAGGCACACAACTGTTCGTCGCAGAGACACTCAATGCGACTGACAGCTTCGTCGCAACCGGGACTCAAACCCTGTTTGTGTACGAGCCGCCAGCAGTTGGATTCGGGCTGCTTGGCACCTCCGCGCTGAACATTTTCCCGCTGAACGACAGCAGCAACACGTTTGTGTCGTTCGCTGCAGCTGATGCGGCCTCTGTTCGGGTGTCGTTCGCAGTCTCGGTGAACGAAGTCATTCCGTTCCTGACGGACACGCTGTATCCCAGCTTCGTCAAGGCTTCCAAAGGACTGATTAACACTGACGTCCTGAACCTGCTGCCGCTGAACGGTGGGGCGGAAACACTCTCGGTGGTGGAGTCGCTGTCGGCCACCGACTCCACCGTGGCGACAGTTCAGTACGCGCCTCGGGCCAACAACAGTGGGTTGATCAACACCGATGTCCTGAACCTGCTGCCACTGAACGGCGTAGGTGGGATAACGTATGTCGCAGAGGGCTTATCCGCCCTCGACTCGCTGACCGTCGTCTCGCAGTACAACGTCCAGACCAGCGACTCGCTGACTCTGCTGGACGCATTCGGTACCCTGACCCCGCTACCGGGACAGGTCAATCTCTACAACACCGATCCGCTCAACGTCTGGCCGCTGAACGGCAGTGGACCACTTGTTTTTGGTGTCGGCGTCAACGAGTTTGGAAATACTGAGGACGCGACCGGCACACAACTGGCCGCTGTTGCTACGCGCCCGGAGATCTTGGCGGCAGTCGATTCGCTGCAGCTTTCGTACGCAGTCTTCGTCACCGACACGCTGACGGTTGCGGCGAACGAGATCTCGTTTGCCATCTTCTTCTCGGAGCAAGAAGAAGCGGCAAACCCAAGCGACTCTGCCATTCAGGACTACTTCGCTCTGAACGCTCAGCCGCTTGCTGCGGTTAAGGTGGCGTACTTGAGCGGCGTACCTTTCCCGGGCTACATCTTTGCCGAGGTCACAGACACTGGAACGACCGGGCGGCAGCCGGTGCAGATACTTCAGATTCACGCCTCTGCGAAAGCGCAAGCAATTTACGCGACGGCGCTTGAGTCTGGCCTCGAGATACAAGGAGAGCAATAACTATGGCGTTGGGAACACCTGTCGCGGCCGCAGCCGCCTATTCGGCCAACGGCGGTACCACTGTATCGCCCGCATACCCTGCGAGCATTCTAGCAACAGACGTTGTTTTGCTTTTTGTCGGCCAGAAGCCTGACACCGCCAACGGCGGAACCGTCACCACACCAACGGGTTGGACGCTGCGTGACGAACTTCTCGCGGCAGGCGGCTACGGCGCAACACTTGGTGCCGATACCGGCAACACCAACCTGCGCGTCTATAGCTGGAATGCTCCAGTGGCCGGGCAGACGGGCAACCTTAGCGTCACACTTGGCGCCAACAACATGGCGTGGGCGTTCATTGTCAGAATCCCTACGAGCGGTGGGGCACTGAGCTACGGATCAGCGGACGGAGCGCGGACCACCGCTCCTACGGTTAACGTCCCGTTTGATGTTGCGCTTACGAACGGAACGACCGCAACCAACTTCCAATCGGGAGACCTCGCCATCTGGGCGATGTGTATTCCCACCGACGTTACCACACCAGCTCAGTTTTCAGCACAGAGTGTCACAGCCACCGGGGCGACGTTTGGTGCTGCAACAGAGATTAACGAGCCCGACAACAGCCTCGGCAACGACATCGGTGGCTACAGCGCGTGGGCTTCGGTTACAGCAAACTCAAGCACAGCAGCCCCGACCGTTACTGTTACAGCAGGCGGCACGGTAACTAACGTCCGTGGCCCGGTTGTGCTGTTGCGCGTGCGCGAGGCAGGCGGCACAACATATAACAATTCCGCCACGGAGACTGGCTCCGCTGCCGACTCGTCCACCAGTGTCGAAGTCAACAATGTCGCCCTGACCGAGACTGGCTCAACGGCGGACAGCTCTAGCCGCACATTAGTGATGAGCTCCCTCGCGGCAGATACCCAGTCTGCTGCGGACACATCACTTGCCAGCCGAAGCGCTGTCGGAAATGTTACAGAAACATCTTTTGCAGTTGATTCGTCGGCTTGTAGCTCAGTTCAGGTCAGCACTGCTGCAGAGACGCTGTCAGCAACAGATGCCTCAAACCAAATTGTTTCTGTACCGCTGATTGGCGGCCTGATCAACTCGGACGTTCTTAACCGTTTAACCCTGAACGGCACGGGCCCGCTGGAGTTTGTCAACGAAGCTGTCTCGTTGGCCGACTCGGCAACCACACTGAGCAGCCAAACGGCAGCAGTCAGCGAGTCAGTCAGCGTTGCTGATTCTTCCACGCGTATCGGCACGCAGACACTGACTGTTAGCGAGGCAGCGGCAGCATCTGATGCCGTGCTGGCACAGCTGCCGTCGGTGCAAGTTGGTGGGCTGATCAACTCGGACGTTCTGAACCTGTTGCCGCTGACCGGCTCACCTCCCGAGACGTTCTCGGAGACCAGAACTGAGAGTTTGGCTGGCGCGGACAGTAGTGCGGTCACGGCCGGTCGCGTCGGCGCTGTTGCAGAAACATCTTCTGTAAGCGACTCCTCAACCCGTACCGGGGTGCAAGTAGGTGCGGTAACCGAGACGGCCGCGACAGCGTCTACGCAGGTGAGTGCGGTACCCGGCTCAACGGCAGTGCTCGAAATCGTTGCGGCGGCTGAGACCTTGTCTGCGACGGTTATTGAAACCGTTTCTCCGCAACCTCAGTGGATCACAGCGGTCGAGTCCGGCGTCCTGTCAGCTGACGCAGAGCCGCTGACAGTGATAGTTGCTAACACATACATAGGCTACCTACGGGCAGCAGTGGAGGTAATTTACCCCGAAACAAATGTGCAGCCGCAGTACATCATCGCCGCTTGAAATGTGCTAACCTTTTTGGCAAACTGACTAACACCGGGGAGGTGTCACCATGCCAGTCTTGTTTACGAACAACGCTTCTACGACCCTCGCTAGCGGTATCACCGCTGTTGCGACATCAATCACTGTCGCGACCGGTCAGGGAAGTCTCTTCCCGAACCCCACTGGTAGTGATTTCTTCTACGCCACGTTGGCAAACGCGTCCAACGTGCTGGAAATTGTCAGGTGTACTTCCCGCGCTGGTGACACCTTGACTGTTCAACGGGCGCAGGAAGGTACGACCGCCACCGCCTACAGTACGGGTGACAAGATCGAGCTTCGACCGACGGCTGCCGGTCTTACGTGGAAGGTTGACCAAGACTTCGCGGGCACCCTGTCGGGCAACCTGACGTTCTCGGGTACGCACACCGTCTCCGGCACCACTGCGCTAAACGGCGCGCTGTCTGGGACGGGTTTGACTAACTATCTGGCCTCCCCGGCAGCGATTGGCGGAACCACCGCAGCTGCGGGCACGTTCACCACGCTGACGGCCAACACCAGCGTCACGGCTCCCAACTTCGTGGTGAACAACACCACCGTCCCCGCCAACGGCATTTACCGTTCTGCAGCCAACACATTGGCGTTCGCGACGAACACCACGTCTCGCGGCACAATTGACGCCAACGGAGCGTGGCTTATCAACGCCCCCTCCGCAGGCAGTGCTGGCCTGACTGTAAACGGCGTCTCCGGCACCCACAGCTTTAGGCTGGAAGATAGCTCTGGCGCTAACACGTACAACGGTGGATACCTCGAAATCCCGTCGAACGGCCAGACCGGCGCATACACCGCCGTGTTGGCAGATTCCGGCAAGCAGATCTACTACTCCGGCGCGACCGGCGTGACCATCACCATTCCGGCCAACGCCACCGTGGCGTTCCCGGTGGGCACCGTGCTGACCATCATCAACGATGCTAGTGCGGCAGTGAGCCTTACCATCGCGGTGACCACCGACACTCTGCAGTGGGTCAGTGCGGGCGGCACTGGTAACAGAACCCTCGCCCGCTACGGCATCGCGACCTGCGTCAAGGTCACCAGCACGAAATGGATCATTAGCGGCACAGGGTTGACCTAATGTCAGGGTTTCTCGGTCTTCTGCTTGCAAACGCGCCGCCATCGTTGGCGGTCGAGATTACCAACCAGAGTGTCATACGAACGGTAGTTGGGGGTACTGCAACTCCCGGGTACCGTTTGGATAACACAGGCTCGGCACTGAAGACCAACGCCACTGGAGCGTACACGGCAATCGCTGGCGAGTGGCTTGTGACAGGTACCGTGGCGAATTTTGAAACCCGAGGAACATGGAGCGGTGCCGGTACCGGCACCATCTCAGGTCCGACTACGTGGGTGTCACTGAGCAGCACGCAGACGTGGACCTACTCCGAGACCGGTACTGACTCGTCCAAGACGTTGACTGTAGAAATTCGTGATGCTGCGACAACGACCGTTTTGGATACGGCAACCATCACTTTGACCGCAAACGGCTCTCCGTAAGTTTGAGTTGGAGCTCTCAATGGACACACTCGTCGCTCTTGGTGTTGTGCTCTTGGCTATTGGTTGTATTGGCTATCTTGTCCGTCGCCATGAAAACAAGCAGCGTGCGCAGTCGGCAGAGATCTCGTCGCCCAGCCAGTTCGGTCCCGGCAGTGGTGATGTAGGTCCAGTAGACAAAGTGTAGAGCGTGATCGATGGAAGGCTGGTCCGCTTCTGACGTTTTCATGCTGCTTTTGGGGGTGGTCGTGTCAGTGTCCGGGTGGTTTCTTCGGACGTTGCATGACAACCACGTGCGACTAGCAGCCAAGGTGAATGATCACCATGTCCATGCTGCGCACATGTACGTGCGCCGCGACGACTATCGGGCAGACATGTCGGAGATCAAGTCGATGCTCCAGCACATCTCCCAAAAGATCGATGACAAGGCCGACAAGTGAGTGAGTCCCTTGGACAAAAGCAGCGTCGATTTGCCAAGTCGATTGCGCGACTGCTGGACAAAGCCCATGAGCTGGGCTTTGAGGTCACTCTTGGCGATGCTTATCGCGACCCTCGGGCTTTCGGGCCTATGGGCGAAAGAAAGGCTTACGGCCACCCCAGCTCTGCTCACAAAGCGAGGCTCGCCATCGATCTCAACTTGTTCCGAGGCGGGAAGTTCTTGGAATCCTCTGCGGATCACGAACCTCTGGGCGAGTGGTGGGAGTTGCAAGGTACTGATTATCGCTGGGGCGGTCGATTCAACGACGGCAACCATTACAGCATCGAGCACGAGGGTGTGAAGTGACCCCGATCCCGGTTCTCGATGGCTTGATCGGTATCGGCTCCAAGCTGATCGACAAGCTCATCCCTGATCCGCAGGCCAAGGCTGCGGCGCAGCTCGAGCTGCTTCGCATGCAGCAGAGCGGTGAACTGGAGGAGATGAAGACTTCGATCTCTGCGATTCTCGCGGAGGCGCAGTCGAGCGATCCGTGGACGAGCCGCGCTCGCCCGTCGTTCCTGTACGTCGTCTACATCATGTTGCTGTGGTCGATACCGATGGGTCTGCTGTCGATGTTCTACCCGGACAGGGCTGCAGCGTTCACGGTGGGATTCAAAGGTTGGCTCGCGGCACTGCCGGAGCCGGTACTCACGTTGTTTGGCGTGGTCATGACCGGCTACGTCGCTGGAAGGTCTTGGGAGAAGGTTCGCAAGGCCACGTAGTTCACTATCACTCAAAGGAGAGTGACCATGATCAAGCAGATTGGTGGAAAGAAGCAGCACAGCGCACCTGATCCGCGCAAGACCGAGAACATTCGGCGTGGGGCAGAGTATCGCGGCCACGATGTTCAGCAGTCGGGCCGCAGCTACGCACTCAAGAAGGGCTCCGACCCGAAGGCCTCGCAGATGCAGAGCCTTTACGGCGGCAAGAAGCCTGCGTGAGGTAGAGACCATGGCGCACACACCAGCGTTTATGGCTCCGTCCGGCAGCCCGCGATCCACTAAAGGTGGCATGGGCTACTGTGGCGCAAGCTGCGGCAAGGACGAGAACTACCACGCCTTGAGTGAAAAAGTCGGTGGCGACAACCCGAAGAACTCTTCGCGGCCACGTGAATCCAGCAAAGCCTCGTTCATGTGGGGCACAACTGGCGGCAAGCCCGCCTAAAGGAGCGTTTGATGAAGAAGCCGATGACGATGAAGCAGGCGATGAAGAAGTACGAGAGCTCGCCGGAAGACATGCGCAAGGACAAGGCTGGGGCCAAGAAGCTCATGAAGCAGGCTGCCAAGCCCCCCAAGAAAGGCAAGAGCGGGTACTGAGTACCTGCGTTAAGAGGGTTGTGCCATGCCGTTTGATTCTGCACAGGCTGCAAATGGAGCGATAGTCACTGGGTCTGGGAGCGCAAACAATACGGACGTACTCGGTCCGTTTGACACAAGTAAGTTTGACAACCTGACCATTCACCTAACCGGTACGTTCAGTGCCACGGTGACCTTCCAGACGTCAAACGACGAAGTCAACCCGACTAACTGGGTTAGTGTTTTCTCGACCAACATCACCACTGGTGCGCAGTCGTTAACAGCGAACGCAAGTGGCACACTTTGGTTGGTGCCTGCAATCGGTCGTTGGTTCCGCTTGCGGATTACCACATACACGTCTGGGACCGTTGTCGCGGCATGTCTGTTGTCTGAAGACCCGCTTCCCTCGGTGCAGAACACCTCGACGACTGTGTCGGGCTCGGTAACCGTTGGCACCAAGACGTCCGGTGGTGCGACCAACTCGAAGGTGCTGTCCGCCGCGACGACCAACGCAACGTCTGTTAAGGCGAGCGCGGGCACGATCCACGGCTTCGTACTGAGTAACACCTCGGCAGCATTCAAATTCTTCAAGGTGTATGCAAAGGCCAGCGCCCCCGTGGTGGGTACCGACACACCCATCGCGACGTGGGGCATCCCGCCAAACAACAGTGTTGTCTTCAGCTCTGATGTCGGCATGTCTGTCGGCACCGGTATTGCGTACGCCATCACGGGTGCGTCTGCTGATGCGGATGCTACGGCGGTTGCTGTGGGCGATGTCGTGGGGAACCTGATCTATGCCTAAGACGCCAGCGTGGCAGCGGAAGGAAGGCAAGAACCCTAACGGCGGGCTGAACGCCAAGGGTCGAGCCTCCTACAACAAGGCCAACCCCGGGAAGCCGGGGTTGAAGGCTCCGCAGCCCGAGGGCGGCGCTCGTCGTGACTCGTTCTGTGCCCGGATGAAGGGCATGAAGGCGAAGCTCACATCCGAGAAGACGGCGAAAGATCCCAACTCGCGCATCAACAAGTCGCTGCGTGCGTGGAACTGCTGATGTCAAACGCCAGACCCAACAACCCGGCGCTGTGGACCAAGGTGAAGGCGGCAGCGAAGATGTCGTCTGCCCAGAAGGCCACGATGGCGGCGAAAAAGACGGGGCCAGCTAGACAGAGCTGGCCGGTGACACCGAGCGGCAAACGCAAGAGGTAGGCGTTGTTCGATGCCCAAATTGGCAGTGCAGGGGTTCGACGGTGTTCAGCCGCGCACTTCCCCAACGATGTTGGGGAACTCGCAGGCTACGCTTGCGGAGAACGTAAAACTCTACGCTGGTGAACTTCGCTTTTGGAACGGGCCTGTTCTTGAAAATACGCCGGTTATCACGCCCCTGTCGATTTACAAGATGTATCGGAGTGGCTCGAGCGCATGGCTTACGTTCGCCGCCGACACAGATGTGGTCCCCGGACCGCTGGCTGACACGAACGAGATCCGGCTGTACTACTCGAGCACTGCGTTCGCAAAGCCGCGCAAGACTAACTGGTCGCTAGCAACCACGGGCTCTGCCCCTTTCCCCGTCGCATATCGCAACATGGGTGTTCCAGCACCCACAGTGGCACCCAACGTAACGCCCGTGACCTCTGGTGCAGCCAACATCGCTGGCACCTACGTCTACGTGTTCACGTACGTCTCGACGTTCGGCTCCATTCAAGAGGAATCCGGCCCAAGCCCTGCCACTGGGGTGGTCACGCTGGTTGCAGGAGAAGCCACGGCGATCTCCGCGTTCGTCGCGGCGGGCACCACGGCGCAGGGCTACAACATCACGGCCCTGCGCATCTACCGGTCGATCTCCGACAGCACTGGCAACGTCAACTACGCGTTCGTGGATGAGCTACCAGTGACTCCGGGCAACGGACAGGTGGTCGCTTCCGGCACGTCTACCAACGGCGTCTCGTACACCGGCAGTACGTACAACGACACCCGCACCGCCACGCAGCTTGGTGAGGCCATACCCAGCCTTACGTGGGAGCCGCCGCCCGACAACCTGCAAGGCCTCGTGCCGATGGCGAACGGCATCATGGCGGGCTTCGTCGGCAACTCGGTGTACTTCAGCGAGCCGTACTACCCGCACGCGTGGCCCTCGACCTACTCGCTCACGGTGCCTGACAACATCATTGGTCTCGGCTCGTTCGGCAGCACACTCGTTGTCTGCACAGAGAAGTTCCCATACGTGATCTCGGGCATGGTGCCCGGTGGCATGTCGCAAGAGCGCCTGCCCCTGCCAGAGCCGTGTGTCTCGAAGCGGTCGATTGTCTCCGACGAATTCGGCGTGTCGTACGCCAGCCCCAACGGCTTGGTGAGTATTGGCCCCGGCTCTCGAGGCGTCGTCACCTACAAGCTCTTCCGCCGCGACGAGTGGCAGCAGATCTACCCCTCGACGTTGATTGCGGCGGTCTACGACAACAAATATCTGGGAGCGTTCACATCTCCCAACCTGACTCCGAACACGCAGGTCATGGTGCTGCAGCGGGATGATACGCCCGCACTTTCATACCTACAGAGCTTGAATTCGTTGCAGGTCACAGCGATGCACGTAGATCAACTCTACGGCTACCTGTACTACTTGAACGCGGCAGATAACAAAATTTATCGGTTGGACGGAGATGAGCTGCAGCCGACGACCTACAACTGGAAGAGCAAGCGGTTTGTCTTTCCCCACGGAGAGACGTTTGCGTGCATGAAGATCGACGCTGACTACGACGTGTTGGCAAACTACCCTGCCTACCAAGCAGAGTTGGCGAGGATTCAGGCTTACAACCAAGCGCTGTTTTCTGGTAGCCAGTACGCGTTGAAAAGCGTCATCAACACGCAAGCGTTCAATGAGTTCTCGTTGAATGGCAGCACGATGCTTGACTACCCGCGACCGCAGAATCAGAGGTCGATACAGGCCATCGTCTATGGTGATGATGATGTGGTGGTGGCAGGACTGACGTTTACATCATTCGATCCGCTGCGTTTGCCGCCTTTCCGGGCTCGCGAGTTGCAGGTGCTTCTTACCGGAAACGCGACGGTGCGAGGGTTCGCGTTAGCGTCCACGGTGTACGAGTTGCGCACATGAGAAAGCCTGCAATTCCATCAGTTCCTAACACGGACGCAGCACTCTACAATGTGCTAACAAGTCTGAAAGAGTCCGTCGAAGTGTTTACGGGTGTGCGTGGAGGTCAGATCCGACAGCTGCCGAGCGGAGCTTCGTTGGCAGATGTGATCAACAAGGTGAACGAGATCATTGTGAAGTTGAACGCGAGCGGGTCATGAACGAACGACTGTCACAGCTTGCACTGGACGCTGCCAAGGGCAACCGGGCGGCAGCAGACTATGTTCTGTCGCTGGTTGAGGTGCTTCACTTCTGGGACGACCTTATTGATAAGGATTGTGCGGTGAGTGACCGCACGATTCACCGCATGTTCATGCACATGCTGGTGGAGATGCCACGCAACCCGTTTTTTCTTGCTCACCAGCAGAACCTGACACCGGTTCTGATCATGGCGATCCAGAACTGGCACGTCGCCAACGCCGTAGAGCGTGGTGAGTGCCTCGACATACCCATGGAGTGCGCGTTCATCATCCGTAGCGCGTACACCGACATCATCACACTGGTGGCAACCATCTGCGGTGGGTACGAGCACGGTGTGGAAGTGGGCAAGGCAGTGCGAGCCCTTGCTCACGAGGAAGGATTCGATGTGTACCAAGAGAATCTGGCTGCCGAGAAACTGTTGCGAGATGCGCGGGAGTAAGCATGTGTTGCAAAAGTGAAACCAATGTTTCGCAAGACCCTAACGTCGGCCAAGCGGCTCTGAAACAGGCGCGAGTGGCGGAAGACGCGCTGGCGTTTGCGAAGGACTACTACACCGACACCATCGCTCCGCTCGTCTCGTCGATGACCGATGCGTCACGTCTAGGTCAGGAGCAACAGAAGGCGCTGTTCGACCTGCAGTACCCGCAAGCTCAGGCACAGGCTGAGCAGTACACCAAGTACGGCCTCCCGGCGCAGGAGGAGTATTACAAGATGGTGCAGCAGTATTCCGAGCCCGAGGAGTACGAGCGGCAGGCACAGATGGCGATGGGCGACACGATCAACGCCCAGCAGGCGCAGCAGGCGACGATGGAGCGGCAGCTCGCTGCCCGTGGCATCAACCCGACCTCTGGCATGTCTATCGGCATGCGTAACGCCTCGAGCGTGCTGAACGCTGCGACGAGCGCAGCCGCTGCCAACCGGGCACGCAACGCCGCTCGCCAGATGGGTATGCAGTTGAAGTCCGGTGCTGCCGACTTCTCCTCTGGCCGTCCGGCGTCCAACATCACGATGTTCGCTGGCGGCGCTGGTAACGCATCGCAGGCGGGCTACGGCATGGCAGGTTCCGCGATTGGCTACGCCAACGAGGGCGGCGCAATGCCGATGCAGGGCTACAACATGGCAGGAAACATCTACGGCCAGCAGATGAGCACCTACGCCGACCTTGCCAAGATGCAGGCGCAGCTCAACCAGCAGTCGTCTGCAGGCTTGGGTCAGTTCGCTGGCTCGATCTTCGGCGCAGCTGGCGCAGCCGGTGGCTTCGGTGCGCTGTTCTCCTCCGACCGCCGCCTCAAGAAAGGCATCACGCGGATCGGCACGCTCGCCAACGGTCTGCCGGTCTACACCTTCGAGTACATCTGGGGTGGCGGTCAGCAGGTCGGCGTCATGGCGGACGAGGTGGAGCAGGTTCTACCCGAAGCCGTTGTCACTGGTCCTGACGGGTACAAGCTCGTCAACTACTCGATGCTGGGGTAACAGCCATGGGATTCGATTTCGGCGCATTCGCTGGCGGAATGGCTCAGACCGGCCTCGACACGTACGTCAAACTCAAAGAGCAGCAGCGGCTGCGTGATGAGCATGAGTACATGCAGAAGCAGCGTGCGCTGCAGACTGCGTTGCAGGACAAGCTGCAAGCCAGCCCCAAAGCTGGTGATGCCAACCCGAACGCCGAGCAGACCGGCGGGATTCCGCTGAGCGAGCTGGCTGCTAACAACCCGGGCATGTTCGACCCTGCCGCCGTGAAGGCGGGTGAGTACGTGCAGTTCAATCAGGCTGCCCCTGCACCAGACGCTGCAGCACCTGCCGCAGCACTTCCCACTGGTACGCCCGCACCCCAAGCGCAACCCCGGTATTTCGCCTACACCGACCCGAGGTCGGGGCAGATGTACGCCACTGACAAACCTGTGACGTACGACCAAGACGCGGTGGCGATGCACCAAGCGGACGTCATGGTGTCATCCGGCTTGCCGGACTTCGTTGCTCGCGGCCAAGAGATGCGGAACAACGTCGTTCAGAATCGTCTCGTGCGGGAGCAGATCCAGAAGTACCAGTACGAGAATTCGGCTGCCGAGGCGCAGCGTGCCGTGTCCGGTGCTGGGATGCTCTTCCAGCAAGGCGACATGGCTAACGGCCTGAAGACGCTCTCTTCTGCCTACAACACCCATGTGCCGGGACCGTACAAGCTCCAAGCGGAGGCTGTGCAGGGTCAGCCCGATATGATCCGCATGGTCCACACAGACGCGGCAGGCAACCCGATGTTTATCGAGAAGCCTCGCCCGTGGAAGACCATCATCGCTGAAGCCTCTGCCATGGCTACTCCGGGCGGGTTTGCCGACTACCTGCAGAAGGCGGAGACGCTCGAGCAGCAGGCCACCGAGCTCGTCGCACGCAGTAAGGTGTGGAATCTCCAAGCCGAGCAGATTCAGGCGGCAATCGATGCTGGTGCGCCGCAAGCGGAAGTTGAGAAGCTCAAAGCAGAGGCTGCTGCAGCACAAGCTGCTGGCGGCGCAAGCAACGCCTATAGAGAAGCTCAGGCCGCCGAGCTGAAAGAGCGAACGGAGCTCAACAAGCAGATTCGCGGTCTGAATGACCAGATGTTACGTGAAACGAATCCTGAGCGACTTGCTGTACTGACTGCGCAACGTGCTGCGCTCGAAGGCAAGGTTCAGACCACACAGTTCTATCAGACGCTGAGCGGAGACCTTGTTCGCAACTCACCAATCACTGGTAAGACAGAGCTGTTCTCAAGTGCGCTGAAGATGTTTTTGCCTTTGGGCCTCGATGGCGACTACATCGCAGGGCTGCCTGAGATCAAGAAAGGCAACGTCCAGTTTGTCGTCACGCCGGACGGTCAGGTGGGCTATCGCTCGAAGAACATGTCGCCCACTCAGATGGCGACCACGTACGAAGAAGCTGTTGATTTCATGAAGAATGGTCAGACGCCAGCGTCGGCACTGCCTGCGGATTGAGAAGGTAAGCCATGCCAATTGTTGATTCGCCTTACGGGTTTTCAGCAGGCTACACCGGAGGGCAGTCGTCGGCGCGTGACGCTGACGACAAGCCATCAGCCACCGGCGCGTTTGTCCGTGGAGCGGTCCGCGCTGCTGCGCCTACCGCCGCAGGTCTGGTCGCTGGTGTCGGTACGACCATCGCTGCCACACCGTTTACGACGCCGGTAGGTGGTTTGGCCGCTGGCGTTCCTGTCGGCATGGCGGCTGGTTATGCCACTGGTGCGGCGCAGCAGGCACTTTTTGAGAAGTACCCTCGTGTCGCAGCAGCCCTTGGTCAGTCGCCAGAACAGATTCAGGCAGACATCGAGGCTCACCCCACGGCGGCATTGGTCGGTGAGTTTGCGCCGGGCTTCGCAGCATTCCGTCCAAGCGTCAGCGCGTTCCCGCTGCGCAGTGTTGCAGGCAAGTCCGAGGCCGCAGCGCAGGCCATCAAAGCCGCTCGAGTACAGGCGACCATTGGCGCTGGTATCGGTGCCACGACCGATGTGGTCGGCCAGAAGCTGGTGGAAGGACGTGACGAGCTGGACCTGCAGCGACTCGCATTGGCAACTACTGCCGGTGCGTTGCAGCAGAAGCCCACCAAATATGTTGGCGCGCCGCTGACTCGACTGGCTCGAGCACCCATCCCGCAGTCCGTTCTGGACAGGTACGACGCCCGGATGGGCGTGCCGCCGCCCGGCGCACGTCCTACGCCAAGCGCACTTCCGCCGGGAGACACCTCGAATCAGAACATCCGTCGTGGGCGGAACTACGACCTCTTCCCTGACGAGTTGGAAGCGGCTCGCCAAGATCCTGTCGCGCCGCAGCGTTTGCGCGACCTTCGCGCTCGCATGGGTGCGTACGAAGCTGCTCCCGGGGTGATCCCCGATGGCGCAATGGCGCGACCCGAAGACACGGCGACGGGAGACCTGTTTGCCGAGACGAACGCCACGGACATGGTTACCAACAGGTTCACGCCGAAAGGTGTGTTCGCCATGCTGCGCGGCTTCGGTGCGCAGGACAGCCTCAATACGTTGAAGTTGTCCAAGCAGTTGAGCGACATGTTCATGGTTGGCGACGACGGTGCGTCAGCGACAGCGCACATCGACAAAGAGCTGACCAAGCACACCAACACGTTGGGTAAGCTGCAGGATCAGTTCTCTGATGGCATCCTTGACGAGGCAGCTTACAAGAAGAAGGCCGTCGCACCGCAGACCGAGATTAAGCGGCTGAACGCTGCCAAGCAGACGATTGATACCTACCGTACCGAGTTGGCGCAGGCGAGGGAGGCCAATGGCGTCGTAACTCAAGGTCGTGCCACCGAGCGAGAGATTGCACGTCAGGGTGTCATCGAGTCCGCAGACCGGGCTCGCTCAAGTGCGGACGTGCGCGGTCAGATCTTGGATCGGGTCATGGCAGACCCCGACACTCAGAATGTCGGTAACCGGTTCCGTGCGGCGCTGCGTGCCGCTGGCATACGTGATCTCGACGTGCTGCCGGAAGAGGCTGCGAGGATTGCCAAGTTCGAGGAGTTGCGCGGCACGTTCGACCCGCCGTTTGAACTCACCGGGTCGCCAGCGGAAGACGTCGGCATAGTGCGCCGTGGTGAGCCTGAGCAGGTAGATCGCCGCGCTCCGCTACCCGAGCCCAACAAGAACCAAGGTGAGCTGTTCACGCCCGGCGGCAAGTCCACGCGTCAGGCGATGGGTACGACAGCGGAGCAGCTTCGCAACCCGGACAACTTCCGTCTTGAGCCCTCCCCCAGCCGTGGCGGGAGGATGACTCCCGAGCCGGTGGAGACGCCAGCAGTTCCTGAGCCCAACCCGGCACAGGGCCGACTGTTCCGTAACGACGGGCAGCCCACACAGCAGGCGATGCGCAACACGGAGAATGCAGTAACACGTTCTCGCAGCTCCGCTCGGCCAGCTCCTGTAGACGACGGCTTCAGGCTGACCAGCCAGCCACCCGACGACTTCCCCACACGTGGCGATACTCGCGCACCGGCACCTGTTGTCGAGCGTAACCCGGCGCAGGGTGAGATGTTCACCAAGCGTGGTGAGCCCACCAAGCAGGCGATGGGAGAGTCCAAGCAGCAGCTCGTCAACGAGGCAAACTCACTCCTCAAGACGTTGAAGGGCAAGGCCGCGCTGAACGTCATGGACCGAGCCGTCAACAGCTTCATACGCAACGAGATCGACATGCCGACCGTTCGGCAAGTCCACGAGCTGCTGAAGGCCAACAAGCGGGCGCAAGCCGAGAAGTTGCTCAAGCCCAGTGGTGACGAGCCGCCACCCGATATCACCCCTCCGCCGCCTCCGCCGCCTCCGCCGCCTCCGCCGCCTCCTGCAGCGCCAGTAGATGCTGCGCCTACCACCGCGCCCCGTGGACGCCCCAAAAGCCCAAAAGCTCAAGCACCGGCTGAAGACGTAGCTGGTGCTAGGCCTACGCTGACGATTGCGCGGGACGGCATCGAGGGCGTGGAGATCCCCTTCGACCGGGTGCCCAACGGCGACGACGCGTTCCAGTACGTGCTTGGCAAGACCGAGGCCGATGGTGGCGAGGCTGTGTTCCGCCGCCGTGCCGACGAGCGTGGCACCTACGGCGGGTGGCGTGTCGAGACGGATGCCAACAAGCTGCGGCCAGCCGCATCCCGCGATGACGGAGCACCTGCACCGCGAGCGCCAGTGCCGCAAGGCCTGATTGATGGGCTACGTGGCGCAGTAGATGACCTCTTTGGCGCGGACATCATCTCGAAGGACGCCTACGACTTCCTGAACGACAAGCTCGATTCTGGTGACGTGGATGTCGTGCGCTCCACCGTGCAGAGGCACTTTGATCTTGCCCAGCAGCAGGGGCGCAAGATCCCCACGAGGCAGCCAGACCCAGAGGCTCAGCAGGCCGTTGACGCAGTAGCGGCGCGGCGCAAGGCCATCGAGGAGGAGGAGCGGGCTCGCAAGAAGGCCGAGCAGGACGACGATGGCGTTGACCTAAGCCGCAGCGGTGAGCCGCGCAGCACTAGCATGAAGGCCGACGACGTGCAGTCAGTGGTAGACACCGAGACCGCCAACTGGAAGAACAAGCCCAACATCGTCGTCGTGGAGTCGGCAGATCAGTTGCCGCCCGACCTTTCCATCCCCGGCGACACCGACGGCGCGTACGTCCGCAAGACCGGCACGGTATATCTTCTTGCCAAGAACCTGAAAGACCCCGCCCACGTCCGCTCAGTGCTCTTCCACGAGTCGCTGGGCCACTACGGTCTGCAGGGCAAGTTTGCCAAGGCGTTGAACAAGCTGATGTTGGATGTCTTCGACTCCAACGCGAAGGTCCGCCAACTGGCAGAGCAGTGGATCGCCGGACAGATGCGCGACCCCGTGGCTCGCGACTACTACAGCAAAGTTTCGCCACGCATGATGCAGCGCATGGCGGCCGAAGAAGTGCTTGCCATGGCCTCCGAGGGCGGCGCAATTGGTCGCTCCGGTCTCAAGGGTACCTACGACCAAGTGGTAGGTCTGATCCGCCAGTTCGCTCGTGATATGGGTTTCGACATCCGGTACTCCGACGCTGACGTGCGCGAGATCCTGCGTCAGGCGCACAGACATGTTACGGACGGTGCCGAGGGTGGGCCGGTTGCCTCGTTGCGCAACCTTGCCGCAGACGCACTCTCCCGCCGGACTCAGCAGGATACGCCGGAGTTCAAGAGCTGGTTTGGCGACAGTAAGGTAGTTGATGCGGACGGTCGCCCGCTGGTGGTGTACCACGGCATGCCGGGTGAGATGGAGGGCGGTGCCTTCCGCGAGTCACCGTATGGCTCACTTGGAAAAGGCATTTATTTCACCAGTGACCCGGAAGTTGCAGGTCGATTCGCCACGGGTGTTCGCGGAGATGCTGTCGAGCCAAAGCTGCAAGGCAGTACGGTGCCGGTATATCTCAAGCTGAAGCAGCCGTTCGATGACGATTTCTTCGTTGGGAACAAACCTTGGCAAGACTGGGCCGCGTCGGTACTCACTCGGGGAAGGGATGACGGTTGGGATTTTTGGTGGCCCGTTAACGTAGATCAGCGCGGAGCAGCAAAGGCTCTGCACACCAAGCTTATGCAAGGCACTGCAACGCTGCGAGACCTACTGTTCTACGACAAAATTGATTCTGAGACTCCGTGGGGCAAAGAGATTCTGGACCAAATAAAATCGCACGGCGCGTTTGATGGCATTGTTTTGAAGAGCTCTCCCAAAGGCTTCGATGAGTATGTAGTCTTCAGTCCAGAGCAGATCAAATCCGCCCTTGGCAACCGAGGCACTTTCGATCCCGCCAATCCCGACATCACACTCTCCCGCCGGACTCAGCAGGATCTGTCGGATCTTTCGCGTCTGAGTGATGAACAGCTTGACAGCATGTTGGGACAACTGAAGGAGCAAAGATTAGGTCTTGACGACTTTCGAGATCGAGCCGATCCGATCATCGCAGAGCAAGCGAGGCGAACTCACCAACGAGCGATGAGTGCTCCAGCCACCAAGGTGGCTGAGTTTGTGCCGGGGTTCAAGAAGATTCCAGTTGGGACGAAAGTCGCCTATGACATAGCGTCCGGTACGGACAAGGGTACCGGAACAGGTGTGGTGGTCGATCATCGCACCAACACCATCAATGGCGAGCTTACTTACTACCCGCGTGTCCAGCTTGAGAACGGACGCATACGCAGGCTGTCTGCTGAGCAAGTGAAAGAGGTCTATGCACCCCGTGGCGTGGAGCCCTCTGAACCCCCCGCCATGCTCTCCCGCCGGACGCAGGATCGATATACCGAAGAGGTTCTTAAAAACGGCGGGTTTGTTATGGACCCGACGGAAGTAGCAAAACACGGAGACGATGCGATGTCTCCGTGGCTGATGGCCGACGGTACGATTATCGGCACAGGCCAAGATCATATTTCAGTGCTGTCTGAAGGTAGCGATTACGCACCGTTTATGCGCCGCACCGGCGCTATCCGCGCAGCGTTTTTCCCGGATCGCAGCGGCGTCTTCGCCATCATGCTGCACGGAACCGTCGGGCAAAAACTTACTGAAGCTCAGCGCGCAACAGTAGCAAAACTTGCGGACGCAAACCCCAAATCGGCAGTAATGTTTGGCGAAAGCGATACCGGCATCCCTGATTATCGCCCAGTTTCTATCGACGAGATAGCGGAAGGGCTGCCGCTGCTCTCCCGCCAGCCGCACGACCCCGGCTCGCAGAGACTGACGGTTGACCCCACCCCCGAGGGCCGCAGACGCGTTCTGACCGACCCCGCCACCATGGAGACCACGGCCTCCGACTGGTGGGTGAACCTCAAGGGCACAGGCCGACGCACAGTCCTCAAGCTCATGGATCAGAGCTGGCTGGCTGACAAGTATCACAAAGACATCCCGCAGCTCCCGCGCTTCAACGACATGCTGCTCTCCAAGCGGGCGCTGGCTGGCTCGCTGCAGCAGCAGGCTGCGCGGGTTCACAGCTCGTGGAAGTCCCTGTCACCCGATGAGTCTTCGGCAGTCAACGACCTGCTGCTCGACGCGAGCCGGGCGAAGGTAGACCTCACTCAGGCCGATGGCGAAGGCCCGCTGTTCGACCGTTATTACGCCATGAGCCGGGAGGCGCAGAACGTCTACGACTCTGTTCGTGGCATCTACGACCAGCAGTTCAACCTCGCCAAGGAGACCATCAAGCGGTTCATCAATGACGATGAGTCGATGACGGCTGACGAGAAGACTGCTGCCATTAAGGAGCTCGACACGCGCTTCCGTCGCTCTGATGGCTACTTCCCGTTTGAGCGCTTCGGGGACTTCATCGCCATCGCAGAGAGTCCCGAGTACACGGCGCTGCGCAAGGAGGCCGAGGCGCTCGAGGCCCGCATGGAGGTGTCGCGCTCGCCCGAGAAGCAGAAGGAAGCCGCCAAGCAGCTCCGTGAAGTTCAGAAGGAGATGAAGAAACTCGCTGACGCGGGTGAGCGGTCGGTGGTGGCACACGAGACCGAGGCAGAGATGCTCCGCACGGTGGAGGAGCTTGAAGGTCAGGGCTACAGCGTACGCCAGAAGCTCGCCCACGAGTTCGACGCCAACACGGATGGTGTGAGCGACACGTTCATGCGCAAGGTCAACTCGTCTCTGGACTCGATGGCGAGCAAGAACCCGGACGACGCCAAGGGCATCCTTGGTATGAAGTCCATGCTGAACCAGATGTACATCCAGATGATGCCTGCGGGCTCCGCACTCAAGCGGCAGCTTCAGCGCAAGAACGTGGCAGGCTACTCGCAGGATGCGCAGCGGGTCTTCGCTGCCACCACGACGCGTAACGCGAACTATCTGTCGGAGCTCAGGCACGGCCACGAGACGCGGAAACTTCTTAACGAGATCGGCCTGACGGTGCGCGAGAAGCCGCTTCCGGTGCAGGAGGTTTACCAGCAGCTTCGCAAGAACTACAACGCGCTGCAGGATCAGTCGCAGGCTCCCGTCCTCGACTTCCTCAAGAACACGTCCTACGTGTACATGCTGGGTGCCAGCCCGTCGTTCACGGTTATGCACCTCATGCAGACCCCGCTGATTGGCGCTCCAATACTGGCGGGGCGTCACAGCCCGCTGAAGATACTCCCTGAGCTGACCCGTGCCGGTCAGGATGTCATCGAGCGGTATGAGCAGGGCCTCGAGACGGGCGACGACATGTCGTTTGGGAAGAACATTGGTGAGCGGGAGATGCTGCGCTACATGCGCGACCGCACCGTGCTCGATAACACCGAGGTGCGCGAGTTCATGGCGACTGGCAAGGGCAGCAGTCTTGCCAGCGAGGCGGGCCGCACGATCATGCACTACGCCACTCTGGTGCCTCATCACACCGAGCGGTTCAACCGCCTGACCATGGCGCTCACCGCGTACCGTCTGGCGATGGCTGACAACAAGTTGCCGCTGATCTCGCAGGCCGAGTTCGACCAGTACGTGGCAGATCATCCGCAGTCGCAGCTCACCAAGAAGCAGCTCACTGCCGCCAAGTACGCCGAGAGGGCTGTGCAGGACACCAACGTGAACTACTCCGAGGAGAACGCGGCGTACTTCATGAAGAAGGGTGGTCCCGGCGCGATGCGACCGATCTTCACCCGCCTGACTGTGCAGTTCCTGAAGTACCAGTACGGCATGTTCAAGATCCTCGCCCAGAACGCAGGCAAGCTGAAAGACCCGGGCGAGCGGGCAGTCGCGGCACGGACCCTCGCTGGCATTTTCGCTACGCATGCCACGATGACAGGCTTGATGGGTGCGCCGTTTGCCGGTGCGGCCATGCTGACGTTCAACCTGCTGCAGAAAATGTTCGGTGACCCAAATGATCCGATAGATGCAGAAACACGTTTCCGCAACCAGTTGGCTGACAGTTTTGGTCCAGAGGCCGGTGATGTACTGGCGCGTGGTGCGCTCCGACTGCCGGGTGTGCGGGATGTGCTGCCCGTGGACATCACGGGCCGGGTAGGGCTCGGAGACCTGCTGGTAGGCTCCAACCGTGGCGCGGGCTCGGAGATCGACAAGGCCAACACCCTCGCCTACCTCGCCTCCGTGATTGGTGGCCCCGCCATCTCGCTGGTAGGCAACATGGCAGACGGCTTCAAGCAGCTGAGTGACGGGGAGTTCCAGAAGGGTCTCGAGGCGTTCCTGCCCAAGGTTGTCAGGGACGTCTCCAAGGGTCTGCGCTACATGGAGACCGGTGTCACCACGGCGGGCAACAAGCCGGTGCTCGAGGCCGAGGATCTCTCCGCAGGCGATGTGGCGGCACAGTTTGTGGGCTTCCAATCCCAGAGAGTGGAGTCTGCGTTTGCCCAGCGTGGTGCGTTCCAGCGCGTCCAGACATCGCTGCAGAAGCGTCGTAGCAAGTTACTGCGTGCCTACGCTCGAGCCCAGAAGTCCGGTGACGTCGCAGCGATAACGCAGGCTCGCAGAAACATCTCTGAGTACAACGAGTTGCAGCGGAGCAAGAAGAACTTCTCGGAAATCATCTCGCCACGGTCGATGATGCGCACTGACCGCCAGCGGCAGATGGACCTGCTGCGCCTGCAAAATGGCGTGTCCCCCATGCCACGGGAGATGGGGGTGATGGAGAACTACGCGGACTTCGCCTACGACGAGGACGAAGCGGAGTAGCGTTCGGGAGGGTCGTAGTTGATTGGTCGGCAGTAGCCGCGTCGGAGGGCCTCCTCGACGCGGCTAGGTATGTCGCGTGTTATGTACTCATCCAGAATCAACTGTATTTCATCAGCCAGCGAATCCATCACAAGGCTCCAGCGTCACTTCCGCCTATGACACGGAATTTCTGAGCGACTGCGGGATCAACCACCCCTGACAGCCTTGCGAGATCGATCACCCAGCATTTCACCTGACTGCTGACAGGTGCATATTGGTTCGTACCGCGCCCCAGCGAATACCGCTCCTGCTTGGCAGAACATAGTCCGGCGGCGACAACTGCGGAGAAGATCTCTCGCAGTGAGCAACCTCGCTTGTTGCACCACTCCCGTATAGTACCTGAGTTCAGGAGAAGTACAGCACGTTCGCTACTATCCATTGGCATGATGGCACGGCCATGGAGGGTGCCTTTCGGGTGTTGCAGGACGTCGGCCGAGAGGTTCTTACGCATGTCCCCCTCACCCAAGGTGACGAGTATGCCCTGCCAGTGATCCGCCAGCATTCGACCGAAAATCTCCATGGGGTCGTTCGCTACATCCCGCTTTTGCACCCTATTCTGGGATAGCTGATCCAGAATCCACGCTTTGAAGGGGGCCAGTGGGAACTGCAGAATACCGAGCTGGTTGCAGATTTTGAGGGCCACCAACTGGCAGCACTGGAGAGCTGACCAGTAGCGTTCACCTTGAAGGATTTCCGCTTCCAGATTGAACTGTTGTTGGAGCTTGTTCAGGGTTTGTACAACCTTGTCCCGGTTGGCTACCACGTACTCCGCGAACATCACACCGGCTGCACCGTAGTTGTCTGCGAGCAGCGGAAAGATCTCGTTAGCACGAGCTGGCGTGAGCCTCGATGGGGCTGACAGAGAGAACTCGAAGATGCGGCTCAATTCTGCGTCGGCGTTAGCACGGTGAACTGAGACTTTCTCGCTCAGTAACGTGTTGCCCGAAGCCATCATGATCGTGGACCACTTGTGCGGCGTGAGCTGCAGCGTCCCGTCCTTGTTAGCACGAACCTTTCCTTGGCCGTTGGACACGTTGTAGACCAGATCGCTGGCGAACCCGTTGTTCATGTTCGTCAACTCATCGAACACGACGGGGAGGTTACAGAGCGCACCGATGGTGTTGTACAAACCAGTTACGGTGACTTGCTTGTCCGTGAGCTGCAGCGCCTGCCAGTTGCCCCACGCCGAGAGTCCTGTGCGCTGCGCCGTCGTCTTGCCCACACCTGAGTCTTCGCTGTGCGCGTAGACCGTCACGCCGCCGAACTGCTTGAACAACTGCAGCAGAGGCGCAGCGAACGCTGTCACCACGAGGTACTGCAGGCCCTCCTGCCCGGGGTAGTTGTAGGCCTCGTTCACCACATCGCGCCACACCTCGAAGCTCCCCTTCACGCCGAGGTAGTTCGCCATCACCTTGGCATCGCCGCTTAGGAGAACAGGTTTGGAGCCCGTAGGTGTGATGAGCTGCTGGCCGATGAGGAACGAGTCCTCGTGCCAGCCGAATCGGTGGTAGGTCGCGATCTCTTCGGCGCGAGTGCGGTTGCGATCCAGCCAACGCTGGAGATAGGCCTCAATCTGGGGTTTCATGCGGGTCGTGCTCGGAACGATTTCGTAACGCCCTAACTCAAATGCCAGATCGGCACCGCCTCTCGCGATGGTGCCGCAGGGGATGTTGAAGCGTTTGGTCTGGCCCTCCTTCACCACCATCTCGATCTCCATCATCATGCCTTCCGGTGTGCGGATACGTGTGATGGGGTAGAACAGGGTGTAGCAGAACGGTACCCACACGGAGTTACCGTCCGCGTCGAGTATCGAGTATTGGAGCGAGGGCTCCATGCCTTGGCGAAGTGGTGCCCAGCGATACCCGTCCGGCAGATCCAGAGGCTGCGCCTGTGCCGTCTGTACGGGCACCGTGGCGGTCTGGAGGCCGAGGGCGATGGGTGACTTGATGTTGCCCGCGTGGCGGCAGCCTGCGCATGCTGCGGACTGCAGAGAGGCTATCTTGGAGCAGGTCGTGGGCTTGAACTTGCTCGCCTGCTGGAGCTTGGTCTGCGTCTCCTCTTCGGAGTAGTCCTCGTGGCCGCTCGACCACTCGTGCGCGAACTTCTCTCCGTCCTCGCAGAACGCCAGCACACCCAGCATGGCATACCACGTGGGCTGGTCGATGTTGCCACCTGTGTCGCGCATGCTCGCCATGACGGTGCAGCCGTTGGCGATACGCTCCGCGTGAGCAGGCGGGTAGTCCTGCCCACCCATGAGGTCGGAGTTCAAGTTCTCGGATGGCCCGGCTAACAAGCCCGGGTTATGCGCAGAAACATGTTCCAGCAGCCGTTCACGGAGCTCCTCGAGCTCCATGGGCTCTGCCTTGCGCAGGAGCTTGACCGGCTTGGGCTCTGCCTTGCGGTGGTGAGCGCCCACAGGCCGCAGGATCGACGCGATGTCGGTCGTGCGCGAGTTGTCTACGCTGAAACTCTCGACCTGCGCTGCGTGACGCAGGAGGTTAGCAACTGCCCGCCACTCGGCCGGTGGGACATCATCACTGACCGTCCAGTACGTGTGCAGGCCCGTGCCACTGGAGATGATCGTAGGCAACGGTAGGCGAAGCGTGTTGGCAAACACGTGCAAAGCTCGAGCGCCGTCCTTCGCCGTGGCGTAGGGTTTGTCTTCACCACAGTCGATGTCGAGCCAGAATGAGCGTGAAGCCTCGACGTTAGTCCCCGCTCGGGAACCAGACGCACGGAAAGACGAGCAGCCGAAGTAAACGGTCTGTCCGCGAGCATCGAGCGTCTTGATCGCTTGCGCTGCTTCTTCGTTGGTCTGGAAGAACATCTGCTTCCAGCCTTGAGGCAGGGCTGCGACGACGCATCGCAGCCCTGCATGTGGCAAAACATGAGAAAGAAAAGCGGTTGTTTCCACGGACCCCCCTACGGTCGTAGAACATTCTAGTACGCCCTGCTTGAGGCTAAAACATCAAGCAGCGAACCCTTCTTCGTTTCTGTTATCTACCGGCATGTGCTTGTTCAGCACACGAGAGACGTAAAGGTATCTCTCTCGTCGGGGGATCTCGTAGGGGACAGGGAAATCACCAGAGTCCATTGCGGACTGAACCGCCCCCATGAGGCGGTCCACTCGGGAACGGATGAGGTGATGTGGTGCGCACCGGGCGTTGAACCAGCAACTGGCTGTGACGCGACTGACGCGTAGGATCTTTGCGAAGTCGTTGGGCGTGAGCCGTGCTTCGCGGGCAAGGATGAATCGATTGGCACTCATTTGACTGATCCGTCTCTGTTTCTCGCGTACGAGCGGTTGGTTTTGCGGGAGGTCAGTCGTAGGTTGCTGGGGGTGTTGCTTCCACCCTTCGACAGCGGCACCTTGTGATCGATGTCCTTGCCTTCGCGGTCGATGCCCTTGCGGTCGTACAAGCCACGCGCTTTCTGGCGCACGAGCTGGTCTTTGTCCTCGCCGCGCTTCTTCTGAAGCTGGTATTCGTGCTTCCAATCGCGGTGCTTGCTTGGCATCGATCTGCTCCCGAGTTAAAAGTGCCCGTCTGTCCGAGCTGTCAAGCGTCTTTCCGCTTTGCCAAGGGTTCAGTCATCGAGTGCGCTGAGAACATCTTCCAGCGATGCGTTAGCATCTTCCAGCAGCGCCCCGTGGTCAACCTTCTTGCTTGGCGTGGGAGCCGGAGCGGGGGCGGCAGGCTCGCTGACGAACTTGCTCTTGGCCTTGGCGGGGGCCACAGCCTGCTCGACTTCCTCGATGTCCACCGTGGCTGCCTTCTTCGCCCGTGACGTGCCGGACGGAACTAGTGTGGTTTTCGCGGGCGCGGCGGGTTTCGCGAGGTGGGCCGGGGGCTCACCCAAATCGTCCTCGTGCTCCACAACAGGTGCCAGACCGATGATCTGCTGCACGATGCTGGAGTCCGCCATGCGGTGAACTGCCTCGGCCTCCTCGGGGGTGATGAACCGCACACCCTTGAAGGTGAACTTCTGGTGTGCCACGGAGTGGTCGAACGCGATCTTGGTGACCACGGCGCTGTAACCCACGCGGCGGCGGTTCAGGCTCTCCGCGTATGCGGCAAGTTCTTTCAGAGTGCCAGCGGGCACACGCAGCAGCATGGGGTACTCCATGTCACCAGCGGGAGCCACGGCGAGGCGGCGGCTGTCCGAGCAGGCCTTGCCTTTGGAGCCGTTCTCGCTCACACGGCTACCCCACGCGTTGTGGGGGCACGTTGCACAGGACTTCGCCTGCGGCTCCTGAGCGTCCGCAGCAGGGCCCTTGCCATCGTTGGAGTAGCAGGTCGGCTTCTCGTTGCTGCCCTCCTCGTAGCCCCGGGCGTAGAACACCTTGGACAGGTTGGGATTGGCCTTGAGGATGACCACTTCCAGCGAGCTGGACGGGTCGTCTTCGCCCGGCTTGGTGACCAGCGTCTTGGACTCGCCGTCCACCACGTGCCAGACCTTGCCCTTGTAGCTGATGACGGGGAAGCCGCCAGCGCCCACGCCGCCCGTCAGGTCGGCATTGGCCTGCTCCAGTCCGGCAAGGTGTGCCGGGACTTTTCCTTCAAATGCGATGATGTTGCTCATGTCTTGCTCCGAGTTTCCGTAAGTGTTTATCAAGCCGATCTGCGCACGTTGATGACGACTTCCTCCCGCCAGTTGATGCCCGGTGGCAGCTCTTCGTTGGCCTCCTTGAACTGCTCCACAGCGGTCTTGTTTACGCGGCGCTCCAACATGTGCCACATATCGTTCTCGCGAATGAACGTGAGTACCGAGTCCCAGTCAGCCACGCCAGCCGAGGTGCGCGTCTGCTTGTAAGCAGTGCCTGCCTTGGTGCGGCAGGACTCCACGCCCGAGTCCGTGAACTCGCTCAGGATGGCAGCTTCGATACGGTCGAGGACCGAGTCGATCTTCGACACCTTGGTGTCGAACTTTGCCTTGAGCTGTGACTTGACGTCACGTAATTCGATGTACTTGCTAACCAACTCTTCCATTGCCGTACCCTCCCGGCGTTGTGATTGTGAAACGATACTACCCCACTAGCTAACAGTCGTCAACTAGCTAACACCACGAACAAGGTCCAAAAGTAGCCCTTGCAGTTTCTGACGATCTCGTAAACGGGCATACAGTCGGCGCTCGATGTCCGACCCCTCGATGTTCACGATGAACTGCGTGTGCTTCTGACCGGGGCGTGTGACCCGGGCGTTGGCCTGCTCGTAGATCTCGTTGCTGGTGACCGGGGCGAACCACACCACGGTGTTGGCAGCCGTCAGCGTCAGACCGTGGCTCATGGCGGCGGGCTGGGCGACCAGCACCCGTGGCGTAGAGCTGTTCTGGAACGCGCCGAATATCCGGTCCCGCTCACTCTTGGAGGTCTCGCCGCTGATGGTCTCCACAGTGAAGTCTTGCGCGAGTTCCTTGGCGACGTAGCGCAGCACTGCCTTAAACGGCACGAACACGATGACCTTCGTGCCTGCCTCCTCGACCACTTCCCTCACGACGTCGATGCGCGGCTTGGCGGGCAGGTGAACGTCGATGTCGTCGCCGTAGACCACGCCGCAGGCGATCTGAAGAAGTTTCTGCGCCTTCACCGCCTCGTTCACAGCCACCACCGAGTCGCCTTGGTACTCCATGGCGAGCTTGGCGAGCATGTTCTTGTAGGCCGTCTTCTGTTCTGCGGTCATGGGCACATGCCGCTCCTGCCAGATGCACGGTGGCAGGTCCACACAGTCGTCCCGGGAGAACCGCACCGCAGGCTGCATAGCGTCATGCACGATGTCGTGAGCGTCCTCCCGTGGCACCCACTTGAACTGGCTCAGTTGCTTCATCACGGAGTTGCGCCACTGCGCGAAGTATTTCGGTATGCGCTCCGGTGCGAGCAGCTTGCACTGCGCCCATGCGTCCGTCGGGGCGTTCGGTGTTGGTGTGCCGGTGAGCCCCCACACTCGCGTCTTGCCCGCCAACACGTTCTTGAGTGACTTCCAGCGGGCGGTGCCTGCGTTGCGGAAACTCGCGATCTCGTCCACCACCACGAGGTCGATGTCGTCCTTGGCGATGAGGTCTTTCTCGATCACCTTGATGCCGTCGTGATTGATCAGGTAGATGTCCGCCTCACTGGACAACATCTTGAGGCGTCGATCCTTGGTGCCGTAGATCACGGCGAAGTTCAGGTGTGGAAAGTGGCGGAAGATCTCGTCACCCCACGTGCGCTCGAGTGTCGAGAGCGGCGAGATGATCAGCACCTTCTTCGCCAGCCCGTGGGAGCGCAGGAAGTCATACGCCCACAGCGTGGAGAGCGTCTTGCCGGTACCCATGTCGTTCAGACAGAAGGCACGGTTGTGTAGTGTGAGGAACTCTGCGGTCTCGCGCTGTGCGTGGAACGGCGTGTACTGCCCGCTCCAGTTGTAGTGGTACTTGATCGGGCTCGGTGCGTTGATGCCAAGGTTGCGGAGCAGCTTCGCCTCTTCGACGCCATGGGGTACGGCCACCAGCTCATGCCCCTTGAACATGAACTTCTTCGCCGTAGGAACGACCGTGGTGACCCGCTCGGGGTCACGCAGATTCAGCACAATCTTCTTCGTTGCCTTGTGAACAAGCATCGCTCGCTCCGATAGCCAATCGCCGCAAACCCTAAAGTTTGCGGTCCCGTCGGGTTATCCCGGGATAACCCTCGCTGATAAGCAATATACGCCCGGTCAGGGCGTCATCAAGCCAGCGAACAAACTTTTAACTTGCTCGACGTTGGTAACTACAGCCACACATCCTTGTGCAGCTTCGATGTCCTTGAGCTGTCTGCGCTGGTTCGCAGTTACCGTATTCTCTTTCCCGGGGGCCTTGCACTCGATGCCAACGAAGCGGCCACGCACACAGAGAATGAAGTCAGGTATTCCTGTCACACCCATGCCGTTCTGAACAGGCATGTACCACCACGCATCGGTGGTCTTGAGAAACGTCTTGATGGAGAGCTTGACGCGGCCTTCGGGCGTCACGTGCCGCAGTGCTCGCAGTTCTCTCGGCCCACCGGGCACCACTGGCGACACAAGCCAGACGGCCTCGCAGGCCACTTGTCCTCTTGGTGAGCGATCTCGATACGCTGCACACGCGGGTTGAACTCCTGCCAGATGGCGGGGATGTCCTCGCGGGTGAACGTCTCGGAGCTGACCGTGTTCGTCTTCAGCCACACGAACGCGTTGATCACCTTGTTGATAAACGGTTTACACGCCATGATCATGGCTGCCGTGAGCTTCAACTGCGCTGACTCCGGCGTGGGTTTCCCGGTCTTCCAGTCGCCCACGAACGCCTTGTCACCCTTCACCACGGTGACGTCGGTGATGCCGCGCACCCACGCGTCAGACGCGAAATACTCGGTGGGTCGGAGGTTGCGGTTCAACGCCATGCGGGTCTCGGCCTCGACCTTGCCGCCCTTGCCGGTGATCTGCTCGACCAACGGCTCCCACTGGCGCATGCCCTCGGGGAGTGCGACACGCTTGGTGATGCGGTCCTCCAGCGCCTTGTGAACCTTGTTCCCCCAGATGATGGCCTCGCTCTGAGGCTCCACAACCTTTTTGGAAACCCGGGTCAGGTAGTAGCGGCGGGGGCAGGTCTCAAACGCGTTGAGCGCGGAGTAGCTCCACGCGAACTTACGGCTTGATGCCATACTGAAGCTCGAGGATGAGTTGGCAGTAGTGCAGCGCCTTCTTGATGTCCTCGGCCTTGCCTTTGGACCCGTGACGCGTCACATACTTGACGACATTGCCCTCCAGATACCCGAGCCCGTTGGCACAGATGTACTGGATCGGCTGGATGGGGAGGTCTTTGTAATGCGCTCCGCCAGACTGCGTGTCGAGCGCACTGGCGTTATCAAACAGGTCAAGTTGTTGCATGTGTACCTCCTAACGCCCACGTTAGAGTAGCTAACGTGGGGGGTCAAGAGGCATCACTTATTTTCGGCGCAACTCACGCAAACTGTCGTCGAGCTGTCGGTCAATCATCTCCCAAAACTCGTTTGCAACAGCGTTGCGCTGCTTCCACGTGAGCTTGCCCCGGGACTCGATGAACTCCTTCCGCGCCTTGGCCCACCGCTGGCGGATCTCGCCCTCGATCTTCGCCCGCTCCGCTGGTGTCTTGATCGGGCCTTGTGTCGCCGCATGCAGCGCCAGCGCCTTGGCGAAACGCGCACGACGCTCCCGCATCAGATCCCGCTGATAATCCGCACGGCGCAGCGGTGGGATGAGCTGCCGCTTGGACTCGATCAGCTTCACCAGATTCTCGAACGCATCCCGGCTTTCGAGACCGACATCGATCAGGGCGTTCAGCGGCTTCAACTGGCCCTCGTACGCCATGGGGTGGGTGTCCCAGTGCTCGATGATCTCGGTGATCTCGTTGATCAACTTGGTGTAGTTGTCGCTGGTGATCAAGCAGTTCACGGCCTCCACCAACACGTGCTTGTCTACGACCTTGGTTTGTGCATTCATCTGGTGCGTCTTGCTTACGTTTAACATAGCAGGGTTTGCACTTTAGCGACTTTGTGAGCAACTATCTAGTTGGACATCGCTGCGATAAATACTTAGGACAAATCCTACACGGAAGGTTATCCCGGGATAACCCTAGCCCTGCCTTAGATCTGCCTTAACCCACGGAAATCGACGGGAATTGACGGGCACTGCCTTAGCCTGCCTCACGCAAGTCCTTGATCCTGCGTGAAGGGATGGTGGTGAGGGGGAGAATCGAACCCGGGGGCGAACCTATTTTTCTCGGGAGTTTTGTGGGTCGCTGCCCTCATACTGCCTTACGAGCTTACTCCCGACGTCGGGCACCACGCTCGGCAGCCACTTGGCGTAGGTCTTCAGCGTCATCCACGTGTCGGCGTGTCCCATGTATGTGGACACCCACCCCAGAGGCTCTCCGGCGCTCAGGGCAACGCTCGCGAAGGTGTGGCGTAGTTGGTATGGCCCCCTCCGCTTGCGCACCTTGGCAGCCACGCAGTCGCGGTGGAAGAGCTTGCGCACTGCCCGGTCATTGACGAACCCATCCCCGGTGCCCGGGTCAGGGAAGATCACGGTGCCCTTCTTACGCTTCATGGACGCTAGCAGGTCGCGGGCTGGCGGCAGGAGAACTAGTGTGCGGGTGCTCGCCTCGGTCTTCGTGACCTTCTCGCGGCCCAGCCGGACGGAGCGCCATATGCGCAGGGTAGTGCAGTCGGGTGCGACGTCATCCCAGCGGACGGCGATGATCTCCCCGGTGCGCAGCCCGGTCAGCGCCCAGAATGCCCAAAGTTGTCCACAGGCCGTCTCGCGCAACGCCTTAACTTCTTCTGGGGTGAGGGGGTCCACCTTGGTGTCGGACGGCGCAGCACTCTTGGTGCTCACCCGTCGGCCCAGCCGATAGTCCGCCAGCGGGTTGCCCGGGATGACTTCATCGGCGGCGGCGCGGCGCAGTGCGCCACGGATGGGGATGAGGAGGTTGTTCAGCCGCTTGCGGCTCAGGCTCAACGTGGCGATCCAGTCGCGCACGTGCTTCTCGCGCAGCTCCGCGATGGGGGCTTTGCCGAAAGATGTTTCTGCAACGATGGCCGCGTACTCGCGGTAGTCCACCAGCGTCTCGGGCTGGACGTCGTGGACGATGGAGTCAAGGTAGGCGGTCATGTGATCCGCCAGTGAACGCTTGGCCTCCGGTGGGCGGGAGTCGAACGCTTGTGCGCGTGGTGACTCGGGGAAGTGCTTGGCGTAGTCGAACGTGCCGGTGGTGATCTCGTGCTCGATTCGTGCCTTTAAATTAGCTGCGAACTTGAGGTTCGCTCTGCTCGGCTCTAGTCGTAACCACTCTCTGCATCGAACGCCACGGTAGCGGAAGTCGAGTTGGATCGACTGCTTACCAACGGCGCGAACACCCGGCCCTCTGCCCATTCCTCGTACCCGCGCAAAGATACGAGGATACGACCGTCAGGTGCTTTACGCCACACGGTGTCCTGCAACCAAACACCTTCTGCAATCTTCCCTCTAACAGCTTTCTCAGTGTAGCCGGACAGCTCCGCGAACCGGCGGATGGTGACCCAATTCATCATTCAATCACCACACTCGTATCTGGGTAAGCCCAGAGAGTCCACACCCATAGCATGAGTGCCCCGAAGATCAGGTCTTGGAGTGTCATGCGTCACCCCGTGCGCGGATGGCTTCGGCGCACAGTTGCCCGTCAAGACTTGGCGCTTCTTCAAGGCAGAGCTTCGCACACGCTTCACGCTCATGGGCTGCGACAAGCGCGGCAAAGCGTTCAATGTCGTCACTTGATGGAATTGGGAAGAAGCTGCCTGAATTCCATACTTCAGCGGCCATGCGGATAATATCTTCCCTATTCATGCGTCACCCCGTGCGCGGATGGCTGCGGCGCAATGGCTGACATTCCACCAATCACACACCCGCGCACACGCCTCGCGCTCACGCTCTGCTACCAGATGAGCGAAGAACTCGATGTCGCCGTGCAGCGTCAGACCGTTCTCTTCAATCAGTTTGATCAACTCTCTGTCCATCACTCACCTCCCCGCATACGAATAATTAATGCCGCTTCAGATGGCATATGCTCCAGAGAAGTGAACTCGGTGCGCGACAGAATCTCAATACACGCCTCGCGTTCAGCCTGCACGCGCTGCTCCACTTGCTGCAACAACTGCGTGGCGAAGTTCTGAAAGTGTGCTTCACACCCCCACGACTGATATTTCGGAGCAGTCGCATTTACTAAATGCATGATCTCGTCTTTGTCCATCACTCACCTCCCCGGGGTGCGTAGCTCTTGGCGGCGCTTCGATCTGATCTCATGGCACTTCATGCACATGATCTTTGGCCGCATGTGATGTATGTCATGCCTGCTGCGAATCATCCGGCAGTATTGGCATGTCGTGTTTCGCGCCTTGGTCACTTGTACCCTCCCGCTTTGTTGTGGCAGTCATTGCACTTGATGCGAGGCTTGCGCTGATAGATGTTCTCCACTGCACGGATCTTGGAGCAGTATTGACATATCACCGTGCGGGTGGCGTTCCAATAGCCATCCGATGTGGCCCTACTGAGTTTGCTCTTGCTCATGTGTCGTCCTCCAAGATGTTGTTGCACAACTCGTCTGCGATGCCCTCATCCAAGAACTGCCGGACAATGATGCAGGCACGGTGGCGTTCAGCCTGCACTGCACCTTCAAGCTCGCTGCGATAGAACTCAACCTGCTTCTCAAGGCTGAATACTTCTGCCTCAAGCTGGCCGTATGTTTTAACTCTGATTGTCATCTGCGTTCTCCTCAGCAGGTTTGCGTGAACGGTAGCGGCGCATGTAGCCCCGCATGTAGGTGCGTCTGCGCTCTGTCAGCGCAGCTTCGATCTGCTTCTTCTCTTGGTACTCAGCCTTGCGGCGATAGCTGATAACGTCTTTGCGCAACGCAACCCACTCAGCTCGGGTCGGCATGTTGCGGATGCCAGTGGTCAGCACGAACACGCTCGGCGGCTCGGTCACGCCTCGGCGGAAATTCCATGTCATCTGTTTGGACAGGCTGTTCCAGCCACTGCCCATGTCAGCCAACAGTTGCACGACCAGCTCGCGGTTCTTCATCCCGCCACCTCCTTGAGATCGCCCCACGACGGGCCGACCTTGGCGTCAACCGGGAACTTGATCGGCAGGTCCACACCCCACGCACGGCGGTAGGGAAGGTTGGACAACAGGTGGCGAATCTCCGCCACTGCGCGATCTGCGTGAGCGTCGGGCACCACGACGAACAGGCCGTCATGCAACTCAAAGTAAAACCGCCCGTTCACTTTCGGTAAGTAGTTGCGGAGCACTGCGAGCGCCAGATACTTCTGGTCTGCGCCCACACCTTGAATCGGGAAGTTGATTGATGTGGACTCGACCATCCACAGGTTGTCGCGGTTGTGGGTGAACGGGGCCAACTGCACACGCCTTCCTGCCAACGTCTCTACGTAGCCGTACTTCTTGGCTTTGTAGATCTGCCTGCTCCAGTAGGTCGGCACCCGGGTGTACGTGTTGAGGTAGGTGGCATGTATCGCCGCTGCCTGCGGCTCAGTCATGTCCAGCGAGTAGTTGGTCCGTGCGACCGTGCGCAGGGTCGGCGGGCTGGTGCGGTATTGCAGCGACAGGTTCGCCACCTTGCCAAGCTGCCGTTTGTTCTTCGCTGCCTTGTCACCACTGGCAACCGTGGCGCACAACAGCTTGTAGCCCATGTTCGCGATCTTCGCGCCCATGTAGGAGTGCGCGTCCTCGCCCGGCATGCACAGGTTGAGCATGGTCTCGTCGCCGGACTCCACTGCCATCCAGCGGAACTCCTGACCGGCGAAGTCGAACTCCAGTAACTTGTATCCAGCAGGTGGTGAGACAAGCCGCCGGAACGCCGGGTCGCGCTTCCACTGGTGGAGCGCCACGCCCGTGGGCCGCTCGTCCTTACCCTTGCCCTGCTTGGAGTAGTAGGTCATTCGGCCCGTGTAGGTGCCGTAAATCTTGGCCTGCGGTCGAGTGCAGCCGTCGCCGTTGTACTCGACGGACTCTAGCGTGGCGGTGACGAACTTGGTCCGGTTGCCGGTGGCCTCCCGGTAGTCACGCACCAGCGCTGCGCGTGGGTCGGACAGGCTCAGCTCGTGGAGAACGTGTTTGTCGGTGGATGCGCTGCCCTTGTCGGTGACCTTGTTGATCGGCAGATTCCACGTATCGAACAGTAGCGTGGAAAGCTGTTTGGGTGACGCGAGCAGCTCTGGCGAGATCTCGGGTTGGTCGAGCTTGAGGGTGACGAACGCCACGCTGGCGGTCTGCTGCAAGGCAGCATCCAGCTCGTTGGCTGCCTCGGTGTTGACGGTGAGCCCCTGCACGACAGTCTCTGCGACCATCGGGATGCAGCTCGACTCGATAAGCATGGCGCCTTTCTGCTCACCCAGCCGCTCCAGAAACATCTCTGCAAGCTGAAGGGTGAACGCCGCGTCCCGCTTGTTGTAGATCAGCAGGTCTTCGTTGACCACGCCGAAGTCCACACCGTCCTCGTAGCCCGCATGCTCGGGGAGGAACTCGGCCACAGCAGCCTTGAGGCCGTAGCTCTTGGGCTGCTCCACGCACGATGGTGCGGATGTCAGGTGCCGCCACATCAGCATCGCGTCCAGCCACTTGTTGGCAAACACCTCTTCGCGCAGGCCCAGTGCGATCAACCACGCCACATCGAACGGGGCGTTCCACGCCACGATGTGAGCGCCTTGCTCGGCGGCAGAAAGAAGCAGCTTGCGGAGGTCATCGACGGTGGGGTTCAAGCTGCCGTCAGTTAGCAACTCGTCGCCTTGTCTGGTTGCGATGGCGTAGCTAGTCAGCCAGCCGTTGTTAGTAAGTGCTCGGTAGGGTTGCAGTGCGTACTCGCGCAACGTCCCGAACGTCTCCACATCAAATGATATGAGCTTCATGGTTTAGGTCCGCTGGAGGGGGTTATCCCGGGATAACCCGGTGAAAGAAAAGCCGGTGTTTTGCGTCCACCGGCACGACGGTGTGCCCCTGCATATTGGCCCGGACCTAACCGTAGGAGGCCATGACATGACACACAGCAGGGATACGACGCCTCTAATCCTGCATTGGCGTTGCAGGGAAACATGACGAACCCTGCGCTTGTAAACATACGGTTTACCTGCGCAGGGTTCAAGGTCGTGTGCGCCGACAGCCCAGATATTGTCGGTCCGATACGCACACCGTCGCCCTTACTTCTTCTCAACCACGACGAAGCATCCCAGCGAGTGCCGGATCTGGTCGCGGAACGGCTGGTAGGTAGTCATGAACACGTGCTCCAGCGAACGCTTGCCAGCCCAGAACTCGTCACGCTGCCACTGTCGGAGGTGTTTCCACGTGAACTCGTTGAAGATCCGCATCACCACCTCGTTGCCGTAGTCCTCGTCCGTGATGATCTGCTGTAACCCACGGGTGGTGAGCCCGGACAGTCGCTCTCCCAATGCCTCACGGTGAGCAGGTCCAACCCAGTCGAAGGCACCGATCCTCGACCGCAACCGCCAGCCGCGCTGATACCTGCGCAGCAGTCTGTCCCACTCGGAGGCAGGCTCAGCAACACGTTGTCGCACCGGGTCGCCCTTGGGGTTCAGGCACTCGCCGCTCAGCATGTCGAACCGCTGCCCGGCAAATGCGTAGGACTGCGTGTTCATGCAGTCACGAAGCTCCTGCCAGCTGTAGTTATTGGGTAGGGCGGCCTGCAGCCACGGTCGCATCACTACCCGGTACTTGCTTGGGGCGCGGTAGTGGAGGATTAGCCCGAACAGGGTGTTCAGCACAGTGCCTGCGCCGCCGCTCGGGACCGTGCGCAACACCAACGTGTTGTCAGGATGTATCTCGCACAACGTCTCGCCGTACCTGCGCAGGATGTACCGCTCTCCGTCTCGGAACACACGGCTTGTGCTGACCGGCCTGCCTTCGTGCGGCTTGCGAGCCTTCCTGAAGAAGGCCGCAACGTCGGAGTAACTGCGGAACTTGCACCTCATGGTCAGATCCCCCCGTTCACGATCTTGGCGGTGACAAGGCCGACGTTCAGCGACTGCACATCGATGGCAAGCTCGTCCTTCACGCGCTCGGCGGTCTTACGCTCGGACACCTCGTTGTGCTTGTCCTTGAACTCCTGCGGAACAAGTTCCCAGATACCCGGCCACACACTGAGCGCCTGCTTCAGCGTCGAGCAGTTGCGCACCACCTTGCGGACCTGCTCGATGAACGCCGTCGCCTCGGCGTTAAGCTCGCGCTTCTCCTTCTTGATGTTCTTGAAGAACTCGATCTCGGCGGCGAACATCTCTGTGTCAGGGCTGGTCCCTTCGCGCACGTTGATGCTGTTGACGATTACATGTGGCAGTTGAATGCTGGGGGTCGGCACATGCTCGGTGTGAATCAGGTTGCTGGCGCTGTCCATGAGCCGGAAGTTCGTGAAGCTGGTGGTCGTGGACCAGCCCAGTGCCTTCATGCTGTTCAGCGTGTTGCGCCGGTTGGGGTCAGCGTCGAGCCAGCGGTCGAGGAGTTTCCCCGGTGCCCAGTTCTCGGGGCGGGCGCTGTCGAGCGCGTTGTCGCGCTTGGTGAAGAGGGCTCTGGCGTTGCCCAAGATGCGCTCGGCCAGATCGTTCGAGATGCGTACAGTTGCCATGACATGTTCTCCGTATCGGTTATCCCGGGATAACCCGGGCAGGTTTGGTTCAGACGTTAAGGATCATCTTCAGTGCAGCTTTCGCCGCATCAGCTGTTGCGAAGGAACCTTTCAGTGCCTTCGGCGGGTACAGTCGGTCGTCGGAACGCGAGGCCAGCAGTGACTCCACTGGCCCCCTGTCCACGATGACCCACCGCATGCGTCGTGACTTGTCTGCCACAACACGTTCTGCAAAGAACCGGATGTTGCCGTTGTACTGCCACTGCTCGTTGCCGTCGCTGTAACGTACGAACATCCACCCGTCTCCGTGATCAGTGCGCTCGGTGATCGTTGATCCCATGGCCCATCACTCCGCGTAGAACGCAGACATCTTGGACATGATGTCCGCCATGGCCGACGCTGTAGCGGCGCGAGTGTGTCCCGGCTGGCGCAGCACCTCGGGTGTGTGAGCGCAGAGCGAACTGCGCAACTCCTCGGTGAGTGCGGCAAGCGTGGGATCGTCAGTGATGTTGAGGTTGGGCAACACGCGCACAAGCTCCCGGGCGTTCTCCACCAACGTGTCGTGGAACTTGTTGCTCGGGTCAGCGAGCCGCTCGTGTGCGTGTTTGGCCGTGTCGTACAGGCGTTTCCACACACTCTGCATGGCATCGACGTACTGTGCCCGCATGCCAGACTCCAGCTCCTCGCGCAGCTCGGCTGTCGCCGCTGCCACCGCTGCCGCCTCACTATCGTTGGCAGCCTCGATGATGATGCTGCTCGCGTCAGGCAGTGGCCGGAACCGTATGTCGATGGAGAACTTCCGCTCCATCTCCTCGGGCGACGGGTAGTCGGCTGGGTTGTACAGACCGTTCATGGTCTGCGCTGCGTTCGCCGCCAGCTGCGGGTACATGTTGAGGAACACACGCACGGTGTCACGCCACTGGTTGATCATCGGACGGATGGTCGTGCTGAAGTCCATGTACGCCGCTGACTTGAGCACCTGCCCGCCGTGCTCCCACGGTGCGGTGTTCTCGTAGTAGTAGGTGCGGATCTCGCCCGTCATGGAGTGGACGCGATCCAACTCCTTGGCGAGCGGCAGCAAGGCCTTGTGGACGGATGCGATCTCGGACGGTGTGCCGTGCTTGGCAGCAAGTTGCGCAGTCTCGCGCTTGTCTTTCTTGCGGCCAGCCCACTGCGAGACGTTGAGCGAGCACACGAGAAGGCGAGTGTTGAACGTAGACATGTTTGCTTCTCCGGTTAGGTTAGGTAAGAGAGTCAGGGTTATCCCGGGATAACCGGCTCATCAGAGCCGGTCGCTCATGATCACGACCTCACCCCATGGGGCGGTGCCGGGATCGGTCGAAACCCACAGCACCGGGAAGTGCGGCGCGGGTCCGAAGTCAGAGCAGCACAGGTCCGTGAGGAACACTGCCGCTGCGGGGTCGATGTCGTGGTCATACAGCCACTCGATGCACGGCGAGAACCGTGTGCCGCCACCGCCGTGAGGCTTGAGGAACACCGTGTCGTCGGGCAGGAACATGTCGTGGTGACAGACGTCGGAGTCGAAGTAGACAACGTGCAGCACGGACGGTGCGCAGTCCTGATGCAACGCCTTCACCTCGGCGGCGAACAGGTCGAGTTCCTTCTGTCCGATAGACCCCGAACAGTCGATGAACATCACCATCACGCCCAGCTTCTCGCCTGCCAGCGATGGCAAGTACAGGTCGTCGCCCAGCCAGCGTCGCTTGGGTCTGGCCCAACTTGTTTCTGAGCGAGCGCGCACTGTCCAGAACCGTCGCATGACGTCAGCCCATGACACCTTGGGTTTGAGCGCGGCATCGACCAGTCGCTGCACACCAGCGGACAGTTTCCCCATCATCTTGGCGGCCTGTGCTGCCTGCGCGACCCTGACCTTCATCTCCTGCTCGGCCTGCTCACGCTGTGCCGGGTCGCCGGGTGCGTCACGGCACTCGTCCATGGGATCGCCGTGGTCGCCACCGCCACCGCCGTTCTGCTCGGGCAGCAGGTCGTACACGCCCTCGGACGTGCCACCCCCACTGGCAACAAGTTGTGGATCGTGCAGTCCACCCTTGGGTATCTTGCCGATGGCCTCCTTCACCAACAGGTCGTTGATGATGTAGTCACCAGCTTGGTTCCACCGCCGCATGTCACGCTCACCACGCCGAAACATGTGCTGGAACATGCAGTGCCCGACCTCGTGACAGAGCACGAACTTCAGCTCGTCCATGGTCTGCTCCAAGACGAAGTGGACGTTGTAGAAGAACGTCTCCCCGTCGGTCGCCATGGTCTTCACCGTGTCGTCGCGCACCATGGGCAGGTTGACCAAGAGCGTGGCGAAGAACGGCTGCTCCAAGATGAGCGCAGCTTTGGACTTGCCAAGGCGGGTGAGCGCCTCGCGGGCCTGCTCCGGCGTAGGTGCCGGAGGCTTGGGTTGGATGGGCATAACAGATGTCATGTTGATGTCCTCGTTAGGTAGTAGGGGGTTATCCCGGGATAACGTGTTACAGCAGCACCTTGCTGCCAGCACCAGAAGCCCACTTGATGAAGGCCTTGGTGTTCTGCACTTCCTTGTTGCGACGGATGCTGTCGCGGATGGTGAGCACCATGTACTCGGGTGCCATGCGCTCGGCGACCGTGCAGATCCGCTCGAAATTGTCGGGAGTCGCACGTTGTGCGATGGCACCCGCCAGTGCGTAACACGTTGCCGGGTCGGTCGGCAGGTCGTGGTTCGTCGGGTTCATGAGAACGACGTCGGGGTTGGGCAGCTTGCGGAAGATGCGCAGGAACCCAAGGAACTCGGCAGCCGCGCCCTCGCCAACGTCACCCTTCAGGGTTTCGAACTCGGCCTCGGGCGGCACGGTGCCAAGGGACGCGCCGACACCCTGCACCCAACCACGTGGGGTCGGGTTCTTCTCGCGCTGCGGGTCGAAGTCCAGCAACAAGTTAGGACGGAACCGGATGAACGAGATCACCTCCACGGGTGTGCCCGCCTCCATGGCGAAGCCGCACCAGTCATCGAGCGACACCTCGTACTCGTACTCGGTGAGGCGGTCCTTGAGGTGCGACAGCATGCGGTTAGCACCCGCACGATCAGACGCACGGTTACCCGTGGCGACGATCATCCAGCCGGGCTTGATGCGGTGCCCGTGGATATCACGGGCCTGCACCATGTTTGCCAAGATCTTCTGCTCGGAGTTGCCAGCCTGCGGCAACTCGTCGATGACCAGCACACCCTCGTCGGGGCAGTCGCTGCCCACCAGCGGGAACTTCGCGCTGGATACGACGAAGTTGATGTCTGCGCGGTCGGCGGACACCACGGGCATGCCGTAGTCCTCGGGCTGCATGAGCGGCGCGTGGAGTACGCGGCACTCGACCCCCAGACGCTTGGCAACCTGTTGGGTCACCTCGGTCTTGCCGCACCCGGGCGGACCCGAAATGAAGCTGGAGCGGTTGCGGGTGGCAGGGGTCGCGTAGCGGGCTGCCAGTGTGTCGATAAGCAATGAAGGACGCATGTTTTCAATCTCCGGTTAAGTAGGTCAGGGTTATCCCGGGATAACCGTCCCGGGGCGGGTGTTAGCACTCAGGAGGGATTTCCCAAATGCGCAAGCGCATTATAACATGTTGTTAGCATGTACCGCAAGTTAGCATACAGTTGATCAGGTGCTTACGGTTATCTCATACAGGCCAGACGTAATCAAGTGTCGGGTCTTCTCGCCACCCGAACTGGCCGTAGTACACGGGATCTTTCCTTAACAGGTTGCTGCGATGGGACGCATGCAGCTCGGGCCGACCGAACCAATACGGCGGCAACCAGCGGGCACTCGCCGTGCCGAACTGCATGGCAACACGCTGGGCCTCGAGGAAGTCGTTGAAATACTGCAGCAACGTGTCCTTGTAACCGCGCCGCCTCCACTCGAGACATATCTCCACGGCGTACTCCGCAAGGTAGAACTCCTGCCCCGCCCACATCCGTGTGGCGGGATGGTTGCGCCAGCCTTTGGATTGGCCGGTCAACGCCATGAGAATCTGTTTGCACTCCACGCGCTGCTTGCCAAGTCGGCGGTAGTCGAGCACGACGGCACTCCAGCGGAAGTCAGGGTAAGGAAGGAAGGTCTGCATGGCTCAGCACTCCACACCCACGTCGCTGCGCAGCAGATGCTCCACCACGTATGCGTATGCGTTGACGAACTCCAGCAGACCCGCCACGGTCGGCACGACGTCGGCGGGCATGATGATGTAATGGTGGTCGAGGGCGGGGGTGAGGGGACTAGTGTCCGTGTCGGCGTCGTAAGCCGTGTTGTGCGCTGCCATGAGCATGCGCCGTGCGGCGAGGGCGGCTGGCTTGTCCGCGAACCAGTGCCGACGGCCATGCGGTGCAGGCGCGTCGATGTACCAGAGTGTGATGGGTGCAGGTTGTGTGGACATATTATGAATCCTCGGTAGGGTTATCCCGGGATAACCCGGGGTCGGTGGGCGCGAGTTTGGCGACGGCTCGACGCTCGGCATGGCGACGGCTGGCGCACACCACGCAGGCACGGGACGATGTGTAGCGCACGGGCGTGGCTTCGCCACAGCTCGCGCATGGCTCACCGACGTACTTACGCACACCGTGGCGTCGAGCGAGCTTGAAGCTACTGGCAACGTGCTGGTCGCTCACAGCAGGCCCTCCACACGCAGGTAATAGAGGAAGAGCGCGAGCGGCAGGAACGCCGCAACGATGAACCCGTCACGGATGTGATGCCACGGGTGGGTGCGGGTGGCTTGGTGCCGGGGTGAGCGGCGCGGGAAGGGTAGGGGTGCGGTGCGTTGTACGTGTGCCATTAGCAGCGGGGCTCCATAACAAAAAGGGGTTTGTAGTAGATGCGGGCATGGCGGGAGTCCGGGGACTCGTTGGAGTACGCCAGCCGCACGGCGCGCTCACAGTCCTCCTTGGACACGAAGCACTCATGTACACCCGTGGCGAACCAGATCGCCAGCGGGAGGTGTGGGTTATCCCGGGATAACGTCGGGGCTGCCAGCGAGACCTCGGTGGTCTGCGCGTAGCGGCAGCAGATCACGCATGTCTGCGTGAGTTTGATGTTGTGCATACATGTTTCCACAGATCAGTCCTCCTCGTCGTTGATGGGGTCAAGGTGAATGTCGGCGTCGAGGTCGTAGCTCTCCTCGACCATGAACTGGTAGCTCCACCGGCACAGGTGCTTGCCAGCGTCTACCGCCAGCTTGGCTGCCAGCTTGTTGCTGTAGATGCCAATGATGGTGCTTTCGGTCGGTTCCCCGTCGAACTCGATGGGGTGTTGCATGACGATGTGAACGATCATGACCAGCTCTCCTCTAGCGCGTTAAGCACGGTGGAGTACAGATCACATACACCGTGGTATGCCAGAAATGCGATCAGCACCAACATGCCAAAGATGACGGGCAGAACCCAGAGCGGGAACGTCAAGGTGACTGCCAGTGCAATCGGCTTGTGCCACCGCGTTAGAGTGCTAGGCTTGCGAGGCAGTGACGGCCCCAAGCGCGCAACGCGAGCAGCTATCGCAGCATCTTCTGGATCGCGAGACTTGATGCTCATGGTTAGCCCTCCACCTTGAGTGCGCGTTTGGCGTCGGCGTGGATGTCTTTGCCGACAGACCACAGGCCAGTGAGGAACCAACGCAGGCAGGTGTAGGCACCACGGGCGAACATCGCCAGCGGACCCCAGATGGGGCAGGTGATCGCGATCAAGAATGCGAGGATTCGTTTGAGAATGTTCATGGTCAGGTCTCCAGTTGGGGTTATCCCGGGATAACCTTGGGTTGTTAGGTCACCACGGGCAGCGCATGCGAAATTTTCATGCGCGTAGCGCATTATAACATGTTGTTAGCATGTTGCGCAAGTCGTGAGCAGGTCGATGGGCTGGGTGTTGCTCGGGAGAGCAACGAGTCTGTAAACAGTGAGTATATTGTAGTCAGTTTTTTGGGGGGGTGTAGTCGGGGGTGGGATGCCACTGGGGAAAGTTGACTAGTTTACAAACGACTGTTTACAGGCAAAAACTCATTAGCTTTTCAATGGGTTAGAGGCGTGGGATGTAAACAGTGAGTATATTCTATATTGTAGTCAGGTTTTTTTTCGATAAGAGGCTACTTTTAATGCGTTGTTTACATACCCTACGTTTACGTAAGGCCCTTAACGGTACGCAAAAAGGGGGGTTATAATATTTTGACTGACTAATTTATAGAACTTACTTACTAATACTACCCCCCATGGTCTGATCACTGACTTTTGCTATGAAAAAATGATTTCACTGGTGAGTAGTAAGTAGTTTGGGGACTTACTACTTCTAAAATTTTGACTAATTTAAACGATTTCAATCACTTACCGGCCTGTAGTCCACACTACGGAAATGTTTACGCGCTGTAAGCTGTTGATTCTACACACTTTATGTAAACCCTTAACACGGCACCCTCGAGTTTACAGTACATTTTTTGATCAGAATTTTGACTAATTTGAACGATTTCAATCACTTACGTTTTTCGGTGCGAAAACATGCTAACAGGGTTTGCATGCGCATCTGTGAGAACACGTTTCTGCAGGGGTCGGCGGCTGTCGGCTGTCGGTCGTCGGCAGGGAACTAGTGTTACCCCCGTAACACGTTACGGGGGTGGGGCGGGGCGGCCCGAAGCCCGGGCACAAAAAAGCCCCCGGGGATCGCTCCCCGGGGGCTGGCTAGCAGGCACAAAAAAGCCCGGGCATTGCTGCCCGGGCTGGCTAGATCACGCGCCGATCATTCCGGTACGTGCATGGCAGCCACTAGCTGCCGAACAGCCTTCAACACGTCCGGCGTGCTGGCAATGATGCGGAACAGTTCCGCATCCGCAAGGTCACCCTTGGCGAGTATCAAGCACGCGGCGTCGATCCCGGAAACCGCCGTGGCGGCTTCACCCGTGGCGGTCTCTGCGGCGGTCTCTGCAGCCTTGCCAGCGCGCCCGCCGGAAGCATTCTCGTTACCAGCATTCTCCGGCGTGTACCAGCCGGATGCCTTGATCACGTCTTTGACGCGACCCGCGAAGGCCTTCAGGGATTCTCCGGATTCCGACTCGATCCCGTGCGTGAATGCGATGGTAGCCAGTTGGATGCGGTTAGTAGCCATCCCAACGCTAGCGTCCGCAAGCTTCCCGGAGGCCTTCAGGGCCATCCGCACCGGGGAGGCATAGACTGCCTTCCACCGGGCGGAATCGATCCCGGGAACCATGACCCCAGTGGCGGGATCGATCAAGGCTTCCCGCAGTTGTGCCAGTTGGCCGGATTCGGCTTTGTTTACTGCGGCTTTTGCGGCTTCGACATCCCCGGCACCTGATACGTAGGCCGTTGCAAGCCTATTGCATGTTTTCAGGATAGCTTCGGCTTCCGGAGTGAGTACACCGCCCCCGGGGATGGCCGCGATGACGCCGGGGATGGTGCGGACGGGTGCGGGTGCGGCTGCGGGTGCGGCTGCGGGTGCGGCTGCGGGTGCGGCTGCGGGTGCGGCTGCGGGTGCGGCTGCGGGTTTCGATTGCTTAGGCATGGTCAGGTTCCTTTCGGTTATCCCGGGATGACGTCCCGGGTGCGGCCCTCCGGAATTCCCAGATGGCAGAGCCATCATACCATACATGCTAACCGTTCCGCAAACCTGCTAACAGGTTATCCCGGGATAACCCGGGACGGGGGATGGGCCCCGCGTGTGTGGGGGTACGTGGTCTCTTATGTATCCCGCATAACACACAACCCACTTTTCGGTGTGTAAAGCTCTATACACTTGCAATCCTCCCCACTCCCGCACATGCTAACGGCATGTCACTCACATCCACTTCAGCCCGACGCGTACCGCCCGAGATGGTGGTAGAGATCGCGTTCGGGCTGGAGGCACCCACCGAGGTGGCTGCCCGCTTCGGCTTCTCAGCGAGCGATTACCAAGAGCTCAGCACCCAAACATGGTTCCGTAAGCAGCTCGAAGAGAAACGAGCTGAACTAGCGGCCCAAGGCTGGACCTTCCGCTCCAAGATGGGTGTGCTGGCAGAGGACTTGCTAACGGACGCCTACGTGGCAGCCAAAGTCTCGGAGTCCGCCACGGTCAAACTGGAAGTCGCCAAGTACCTGACAAAGGTCGCGGACCTCGAGCCCAAGGACAAGTTCCAGTCCACCGCAGGTGGCGGGTTCATGATCAACATCAACCTTGGCAACACCGACTCCACCAGTAGAGTCATCGACATCGCGCCAAAAGATGTTTCGGCAGCCCTACCAGACTCACTGGATGAGCTACCCCCTCTGCCGGAGTACCTGTTGAACTTCCCCTGTGGCAACGAGCTGCTGGGGGCCGAGTTGGCATGAGTGCCCGCACACTGAACTACACCCCTCCTCCGTCGGTGCGGGGGTTTCTCGCTGACGACAAGTTCATCTCCCTGATTGTCGGTCCGGTTGGCTCGACCAAGACCACCGCTGGTATCATGAAGATCGTCTATCACGCGAGCCAGATGGCCCCCTCCCCTGATGGCATCCGACGCTCGAGAGCCATCTGGGTGCGTAACACCCGCGAGCAGCTCCGCGACACGTCCATCCCTGACGTACTGCGGTGGTTCCCCGAGGGTCGGGCGGGCACCTACCTGAAGACCGAGTACAAGTTCACGCTGCGCTACGGCGACGTGGAGTGCGAGATTCTCTTCCGGGGACTGGACGACTCCGACGACGTGCGGCGACTGCTCTCGCTGCAGGCGAGCTTCGGGATACTGGACGAGTTCCGGGAGATCAACCCGGACATCTTCAACGCATTGCAGGGCCGACTTGGCAGATACCCGTCGAAGCTCGACAACGGCGTGGGGTGCGTCACTGATGGAGGGCAGTCCAACGCGCACCTGTGGGGGATGACCAACCCGCCGGACATGGACACGTTCTGGGAGCAGTACCTGATCAATCCGCCGGACAACGCGGCGTGTTATTTCCAACCCTCGGGGCTCTCGCCCGAGGCCGACTGGGTGGAGTTCCTGCCCGAGGGGTACTACCAGAACTTGGCAGAGGGTAAGTCCGAGGACTGGGTGGATGTGTACATCAACGCCAAGTTCGGCAAGTCGCTGTCAGGCCGACCGGTGTTCGGGTCGTTCAAGTACGACTTCCATGTCGCCAAAGACACGCTGATGCACCTCAAGTCCTCGGAGCGTCCGTTGATTATCGGGATGGACTTCGGGTTGAACCCGTCGGTCACCATCAGCCAGATCGACGTGCAGGGTCGGCTACTCACCTTCGAGGCGCTGACCTCGGATGGCATGGGCGTGTTGAGGTTCGTGCAGACGGTGTTGAAGCCCACGCTGGCGAACCGGTTCGCAGGCATGCCGGTGGTGATCATCGGAGACCCGGCAGGGCAGCAGAGGGCGCAGACCGACGAGCGCACGGTGTTCGACATCCTCAAGCAGGAGGGGTTTCGTGTGTTGCCTGCGCGGACCAACACGTTGGTGGCGCGTATCACTGCAGTTGATAGCTTCTTGACGCGCCAAGTCGATGGTGGGGCTGCTCATCTGGTCGATCCGGGTGCTAAACTGTTGATCAACGCCCTGCGCGGTGGCTACCGCTACAAGCGCAAGAAGTCCGGGGAAGTCGAAGACTCCCCTGAGAAAAACGAGTACAGCCACGTCGCGGACGCGCACCAATACGCGTGTCTGCATGCTGATACCAACCTGCGGGGCGATCTCTACGAATCCAAGCGGCGGGAGGTACGCCGCGTCAGTGCAGTCGGTTGGACCTAAAGGAGGCCCGCCATGGCAGAGGTATTCAGCATAGGACTTCTGAGCGCGGCACCGCTGCGCACCGTTGAGGAAGAAGAGCAGAAAGCCCTCGACCTCCTCGACCAAGGCCAGCCCATGGTCTCTTCGCTGGCGGGGCATGTGCGTAGCTGTTGGACGTACGCACGGGATGCCAAGATGCAGACCGTCGAGCCGCGCATGCTGTTCTCTGTCCGCGCACGCCGTGGTGAGTACGAGCCGGACAAACTTGCGCAGATCCGTGATCAAGGCGGGTCTGAGGTCTACGCCATGGTGACCTCGGTCAAGTGCCGCTCGGCCGGGGCGTGGATACGTGACGTGTTGTTGGGGCAGGGCTCGGAGAAGCCATGGA